GAGGTAACGCCACGGGTGCTGGTACGGGTACAAACTTCGTGGCCGCTGGCTCCACTAACGCTGCTGTGCTCAAGGCTTCAGCGGGCCGTCTTCTTGGGTTTGTGTTGACCAACAACGCGACAGCAGTCCGATACGTCAAGTTCCACAACAGCGCCACCACTCCTACCGCTGGTACGGGTGTGGTTCAAACCTATGGTATTCCTCCCAACGGAGGTACTATCACGTTGTCTGTGCCGGGTGGTATTGGTTTCGGTACAGGTATTGCTTACACAACCGTTACCGGCGCAGCAGCCGCTGACGCCACAGCCGTAACCGCCAACGATATTGTTGGCACCTTTCACTGGGCTTAATAAGGAGATACACACATGGCTACCAAGACTGTTGATATGTTGCTCGAAGTTCGTGACGTTGAGGGCGTTGTGAATGTTACCCACCCGGCTATTGGTTTTACCGAAGACGAGGGTGTTACTGTTGTCATCCCCATCGGCTACATTCCCCCGCTCGAAGAGTCCCCTATCGCTGATCTTCGCATGACACTGATTCCCCAAGCACAGCCGGTCTTCCCGACCGCCTTGATCTCTCGTGTCAACGATCCCGAAGCTGGTACTAGCACCCTGACCTTCTCTTTCGAGTAAGCTCTCGGTAAAAGGAGGGCGTAGCTAAAGATGGAAAGATACCCAATACCCTTCAACATGGAGGGACAAGCAAGCAGAAGCCCGTACTCCCGTCTCAATACGTTCTTTAATCCGCGCCTCCTAGCCTCCGATATTGCGATGGGTTCTCTTCCCGGACCAGCGGGGTTGATCGACAGGTTCACAGGAAGTAACGTCCGTAACCAAGTGGATCGTTTGACGGGAGCTACGGGTGCTCGTAACCAGCGTGAGTACGATGCGTACATGCGCCAGATGATGAGGAACGATCCCGGTAACGAACGGAATGGCTTGGGCCAACGAATCAGAAGTTGGTTCAATCAGGCACTAGGACGAGAAGGTGACGCTTCTCCCTCACCTGCTCCTACCTTCAACCCGTACTCACCACAGCAAGAGCGGGGGTTCTCGTCCCCCTCTTGGGGTACAGGCGGTCCAGCACCTACCCTTGGGTTCCAGTCGTTCATGGGACCTAGTATGGCACCAGCGCCTTTGTACGGAAACGGGCAAGGGATGTTCCGTGCTCCTCCGGCACCTCTTTATGGTACAGGCCAAGGGATGATGAGGGCACCGGAAGGTGCCAGTGGTGGTAGCGGTGGGGGAGGTGGAGGCGGATCATCCGGAGGTGGTGGGTCGTCGTCGGGAGCAAGTGGTGGCGGTGGTGCTCCCGGTGCTAGGCTCCTAGCTCACGGAATAGCAACCCGACAGCGTAGCAACTAACGATTCACACGGATACATAAAACAGGGGAGTAACAAAACGACATGGATTTGTCACCGACGCTACTGGAAGGGATCATCCTATTCACCATAGGTGGTGTGTGTTTCTGGCTGTGGTATCTGAAAGGTAAGACGGAGGATGTACGGGATGAACTACACAAAGAGATCAGTCTCGTGAAAGAGTCAGTTCACGACTTGGAGAAGAAGCTCATCGCGGAGTACGCCTCTAAGAACGATATGAAGGAGGTTGTCCGAGAGAGTCTTGCCCCTTTGCGGGAAGCGATTGGAGAACTCAAGGGTGACTTGAGGACAACCATAAATGCCATCAATAGCTTGAAGCTATACGGGCCGCCGGAATGATCCCTACACTCCCGAACAAGTACGTGATGCTCGGGATAGGAGTAGCCCTCTCTTTGGGGGCTACTTTCTCCTACGGGTATTACAAGGGCAGCGAAGCTGCGGAGGAGAGGTTTAACGAGAGGCTCCTAGAAGCCAACGAGAAGCTCCTAGAGAGCGAGAAGGCTCTGGCAAGGGTAGCGTCAAGGAAAGCGTCGGAAGACGCTCAGAAGCTCTCTCAGGGGCGTTTAGAGGCATCAGAGATACGGAGGCAGTATGAGGATGCAAAACCTCACGAGGTTGACCCTGTGGCTTGTGTTAGTGATGACCAGCGCCGGGTGCTCTCGGAACTGGCGCGATCCACCCAGTAACCCATCCCGTCACTGTGATTACGTGTCGGAACTAGCACTTCAACCGTGCGAGTCTCTTGTGTTAGATGAGACTCTTCCGATAGGTACAGCGATGATGGTGTGGGGGTTGCAATACAAAGAGTGTAAGCTCAAGCACGAGATACTCAGGTCGTGTATAGAAGCAGACAAACCGAAACCCTAGAAACGCAAAAAGCCCGGCCCTCGTGAGAGGTGACCGGGCTTTCTTTTTGCCTGTTGGATTTTACTTAATCAATCTCTTCAAATTGCCAAGGCATTGGGACTTTGGTCTTGATGGTCTTCAATGACCAACGGAACCGTGTGTCCTCACGTACTTCCTGAAGCATCTCATTGAAGAGATGCTCTCTCTGGATGTTTCCAGTTCCACAAGGAAGACACCGAACAAAGCCATCTTCACGCATTGCAATACAAATTTTGACTTCGATATAAGATAGGTCACGCATCTCAATTCACCCCGTGTCTCAGGTCGTAAATGATCTGTCCCACTGTCCTTCCATCGTCAGCAACCCAACGACTTCCATTGCAAAGGAGATCGACGTATGGCGAAATGTCCTTTACTTTGCCTTCTTGTTTTGCTAAAGCAAGCATCATACTCATCGTCTCTTTCCAGTTCGGCCAACGGCCGCTGGCTTGTTTGAAGGCTACTCGTGCAGACTCCATCTCAATTCACCGTCCTCAAGCTCCTCTTCACCGGCTCGTACTCCTTCTCCGAGAATACGTTGAGACACTCCTCGATAGCTCGCCACTCAAAAGAGTCTTCCACCATGACTAGGTACTCGTACTTGTCCGGCTTAGCCGGGTTAGAGGACACGGTGACGTGCATCCCGCAACAATTCTTGATGTGATCAAACGGAGTAGGAAACGGAGATGGACCCTTAAGCATCAAGACGGTATTACTCCCGTTGACTCGGAGCATACCACCTGACTCTTTGGCTATGAGTTCTACTTCCTCGTCTTCGTCACCATCCTCGGGGATGTCGGTTTCATCGGTCATAGGTTTGGACCTCGTTGTTCGGATACCTTTACATCAAAAAGCTTACCGTTAATATTGACCAGCGTCACGCTTCCGTACCGAGAGATAGTTTCATCGAAGTCGTTCTCAAGCCAATAGACAGTGTGCTTAGCCAGAGCGAGAGCATCGCTCATAACGAAAGGGCAAGGTGCGCTCCTGCCCGAATCGAAGATGATTGGTCCGAGAAGGGTATTGTGTTCAGCAAACCCCCAGAGACCAGAAACGCAGCACTTGTCTAGTCGAAACAGAAAACAATCCTTGGTACGGTCCATCTCGGAGTAGGACTGATACAGTTTAACAGATGCCTCGGCATGTGGTGGCTTAGAGGCGTAGGCTGCTAGGACGTACTCTTTGCCGGGAGCACGCATCACTAGGATGCGAGGGTCATCGGTCATTATCGTCTTCCCCGTCTCGGTCGTAATCGAACAACCCATCCTCGTCGGAAGGTTCCTCGTCGTTATCTTCGGTGGTCATCTCACCCCACATGATAGCCTCTACAGCTAGGCGACGAATCTCTTGGAGAGCTTGGTAAAGGTCTTCAGGATCATCGTGGTGGGGACTGCATCGGTCCACAATATCAATGATGTAGTCTAGTTGGTCCAAAGCGCGGTACGTCCCGTAAGTGTTACAAGTTTGAATGAAATCGTCCATAGTGATTGGTGGTTCAACCTCCGTGTTGGTGTTAGTCGTGAAGCCATCGTACTCCAGCAGGAGGGGTGTGTCAACAGGGACAGGTTCCGGTTGGACGAAGCACAGACCGTACCCACACTTAGCAATGACTTCCGTCATTATCTGAGTGTCCAACTCCGAGTATCTCCAACAATGACCGAGGAAGTCTACGAAGTCACGGTCTTCAAGGATTGCTCCGCGAGCAGCTACGAACACGAGCCTGTCTCACCAACCACTTCCTTATCGGAAGCTGTTACCGATGACCAGCTATGGCAAGAATTGCAAACCATCCTACGATACCGGCGAGTCTTCGTATATCTATAACCACGGAACTCAATGTCATCGGAACCGCAGGTGGGGCAGACGATACCGGACTTCTCCTCTAGGAGAGCGAGGTTGGGGTGCGATTTTATCCACGGCTTCAGACGGTTGTACAGCTTCTCAAGCAGGGTGACATCACCACGGTTGTACCGTTCCATGACCTTCTGTGCCTTGGGGCAACCAGCCTCAACATCCGTCCATAGTTCTTGACCTTTGTGATGTACCTTAGCACCGAGGCCGAGCTGTTGACAAACGAAGTCGAGCTTGTTGCTAGCCCACCGGAACTGGCGCTTCACTGTTTGGTACAAATCAATGTGGTGGAACGGAGACGGGGGTGGGAGATCGTACAGGACGAACTCTTTGTACAGCGTTGGGATGTCGAAACGCTTTCCGTTGTAGGTGACAACTACGTCAGCTCCGTCAAGAACCTCGTGAAGACGAGTAAGGAACTCCTTGTAGCAGAACCAACTCTCTTGCTCCTTGATCGGATGCCACTCGGCAGCAAACCCAATCTTCTTAGCCCCCAACCACTTCCAAGCAGCACACGTAGTACGACCGGGCTTGATAATCTGCTTGATACCTACGTTCTGGCCCCACAAACCCCACACCGCAGCGTGATGGGGGAGTGTCTCAATATCTAGGAAAAGCATCTTAACCATGCCGGATAATCTCCTCGCGACCACCACACACAGAACATCGTCGCTCAAACACTTGCTGGTTCCTTTTCGTGTGATACGAATGATGAACTATGGAGCCATCGAGCGAGGACAACGGGAAGCCGTGATACCCTCGACTACACAGGTGCTTTCGCCGGAAAGCCCACCACCACATATAGAACTTGACCACCAAGACTACCCCTTCCGGTTCTTGTACCAAAGAGTTACCAAGTAAAGCGGATAAAGCACCGGCCAGAAAATGATCTCGGCTAGGTGCATCGGGTCATTGGCATTGGGCTCATCGGACTCAAGCCAGTAGAAGTGAACACAGGCAACAACGTACAGATAGAGGGCTAGCATGTGGGTTAATCCTTATGACGGAAGTTGAAGTAGTAGCCATCCGCTGCAAGAGCGGCTAGTATGACTAGTCCAGTAAAAGGCCAGATGGCACCTAGAACAGCAGACCCGAAGAACGCGCCTGTGATTCTAAAGAGGAACAAGAAACAGAGAAACGACACAACAATGTAGATAGCTAGCATTGGGTTACTTCTCGGCTCGGTAGGCTTGGATCAAGCCAAGGATGAGTACGAAAGGCCACACGAGGCTAAGGCCAAGGGACCGGAGGAAGTCCTTCCAAGAAGGACGAGGACGACTCTCAAGGGCTGTCATAGACACCAACACACCAAGGAGATAGAAGCCAAGGACGATAGTCCAGAAGTAGATCATAGGGTTGTTTCCTCGGGAAGTAGAAACTTGTAGGACAACGGGAACAACTGCGGGATGTACGGAAGCATCTTCTCTACAACCAAGCGGTGCTCTCTCTGTGTAGACTCGTGCCCCCGCGTCTTGATGTAGTGGGTCAGAGTGCGGAGAGGAATCTTCGCATACATCCGTGACATCGTGAGTCCCTCGGGGAACATGACACGTACACACTCCTTCGCCGCCCCTGCATCCCGGTACTTCTTTTGGAACGCAGTTACACGGGAAATCAAGTTGCGAAGATCAAGTTCCCACTCCTCTTTCAGTTCCTCGTTCTCGCACGGCAAAGAATTCTGACGGTTCTTTGTGTCTTGCATTCGCAGTTCGCGAAGTACGAACATGTCTTCGGTTACGTCTGCATAACGTTGCGAGAACTCTTGGAACCGCATCGAGTAGTGGCGAAGGATTTGTCGAGAGATGTCGCGAGGGGCCTCTACCTCAAAGACCACATCCACCATATCGAACACAGACCAGTGCCCCTCCTCTGCACAATGCTTGAGAAGCTTGTCTGCCGTTTTGAAGTTGGTCTGGTTTAACGGGTTGCTGACACGAGCCATGTACGATGTGAGGTCATCCGTGTTCGGGATGAAATCAACAATCGGCATGGTCATGGCAACAGGGGTTACAGTGATTGCTTCGTCAGCGTACTTCATTCATCCCCTCGAATCCAACTATCGGGTACAAAGCCTGTGGCGGATACGGCGCACTTGATCCCTCGCTTGTGGCACCAGTCTGTGTACGAAGTGCGGGAGTCCTTACGCAGCTTGTTATTTCGCATGAAGATAAGCCTGATGTCCTTGTCAGGATGTTGCTCGATAACCAATTCCATCTTACGACGATCAGCCGCAGAGAACTGACCTTTGTACTCAAGGTACAACTTAGTACCATCCTCGCGAGTAATCACCATATCCGGGAGGTAGTACGCCTTCCTCTCGGGAACACGATACGGGAGCTTCTCCTCCTCGTAGGTGAAGTCTAGGCCACGGGCTTGTAGCCCCTTGTACGCCTTGGCCTCGTATCCTGATCGGAACTTCGGCTTACCCTTCGGCTTAGGGGTGGATGTCATCAACATCCCCACTATTAATAGCCGCTCGATACAACTCGTACTCCGTACGAACACTCTCCGGCATGTGCTTCACCAACCAACGCAGAAGAGCGGTAGCCATCTTCAACCGTTGGCTAAGACGACCCACCTCATCGGTTAGCTCGGTGATCTTAGCCTCGGCTCGCTTGTTACCCTTGGTCTTGTCTTGGATACTACGACGCTTAGCTCGGTTGAACTTCTCAACGGCAAGCTGGTACTTCTCGTCGTCGGCGGTTACGTCCTTGTTACGCTTCACTTGTGAACCTCCTTAAACTCAACCCACTTGTCAACAATAATGTCAAGGGCTGGCGATGTCCAATAGGTAGTACCTGTGCAAGAGTGCAGCTTCATCTCACATTTGTCCCGAACCTTCATGAAGGTGGCATCTACAGCACCTGTCCCCGGGTGGACAATCAGCCAGATGTCGTTAGAACCGTTATCTGGTTTAAGACAAACGCGGTTCATCCGTAAACTCCTTCTTCAATGACCGTTGGAAACGCTTGGCTTCCTTCAGAAACATGGAAACCATAGACTCATCTTCATGGGGACCGCCTTCACGAAGGGTAATCTCTATCTCAAAAGAGGTGGTGTCACCTTGGATACCTGTCATCGTGCAAAGCACGTAAGGCTCCTCGCCTTCTCGTTTCACGACAACATGCGCTGTGCGGTACAGAGAGAGTTTCATTCGTATTCCTCTTCCTCTTCAAAGTACCGAATCAACTCACTCAAGTGGTGGTGTGCTTTCTTGATGTCGCTCAATCCACCCTTCTTGCGGTGACGACTCAGGTAACCGATAACTGACCCGATGTGGTACGACGCATACTCAGCAGGAGTGAACCACGCTCGCATAGCATCCCAAGGCTGGATGGAGAGATCGGAGTAGTGGGTGCCTCCGACTTGGTGCTTCTTTTCCCAAGGAGCCTCTTGCTTGAGCAGCTTGGCGAGGGCTTCGTCGTGACGCTTCTCTACTTCTGGCATAGGTGGTTTGTATACACCAAAGCCCTTGTAGTACAACGCATCATCTTCTGTCATGTACGGCGGACCCTTAGCAAGAATAGCCATGTCAACCACCCCCCTCCGCTTTAATCAAATCCGAGAAGAACCGCTCCACGTTTACAATCGCTTCTGGTCCAGCCAAACCCACCGAGATCAACTCAGCAAGGGCATAGGTGGTAGCCGCTTGGAGAACCACGTTCGGGATGTTAAGACCCCACTGGTCGTGGATAGCTGCTAGGTTGAGGTGCTCGTCAGGGCTCAGGTAGTCTCGCTTTACCATCCCGATAGGGGTGAGAATCTTGTAGGCGAAGTACCGACCACACTGGAGGATGACTTGGCGATCTGCGTCGGTCATCTCTCGGAACTGTTGTTCAAATCGGGGATCAATGTTCAATCTTTGTTATCTCCTAGCTGGACTGGAATCTCAAATGTTCCGTCCGAAATGTTGTAGGTGTAAACGGTGTACGCTGGGTTGCGAAGAGTACCGCTTGTAAGGAGATCAGAAATCGCAGAGGTGAACTTATCGGCAATTGCCTCCTCTTCCTTACGGCGACCAGTGAAGTACCCGCCTGCAAAGGAGATACCCAACGCAAGCACAGTGAATACTACAACAAACAACACATCCATATCAAACCCCCGATGAGCCGAAGCCACCATCACCACGCTCACCCACTACCGTGGTGAACTCCTTAACCTCCACCACATTAACCTTTGGAACCGGGAGGATGAGCAGCTGGGCGATGCGATCACCGGCCACTAGGTACTGAATACGATCACCGTGGTTCCTGAGAAGCACGCAGACCTCGCCCGTATACCCGCCGTCTACCACCCCAGCACCCACCTCCAGGTGGTTCTTAGATGCCAGCCCAGAGCGGCTACGGATGTATCCGAAGTACCCCTCTGGGATAGAGACTGAGATACCAGTCCCAACTAGAGCAGATTTACCCGGAGCAATCTCCGCATACGGAGAGCCGTTCTTGGGGAAACAGTACAAGTCCAGCCCAGCATCCGCTGGGTTAGCTTTGGTGGGGAGGTTTGCTTCGGGGCGAAGCTTTTTGATTTCTAGGTTAATCACACAAGCATTCCTTAGTTACTGGACGAACACCCGGAACGAACCGGGTGACAGGAACAAAAACAAAAGCCTCGCTCCCTTGGGTACGGCTGATACCCTCTGCGTAGGACTCAGCATCTTCCTTAGAAGAGAAGGCATGGCTAAGGTTGGAGTAGGCGCCTTTACTGACGTAGTAGGTATTAGAGATCAAGGACTTCTCCGAAATAGTGATCCCACTTCTTACCTTCCTCTCGATGGATAAAGAGGAGTTGGGCATTCTCATCCAACGCATCTTTCCACCGACCGGAGAACTCTTTCTTGTACAACGTAGCTACTGCCTTCATAATACGCACTGGCTTACGACTACATGACTCAAGCAACCCCTCAGTCTTCTTCGGACCCATGCCTTTCAGGCCAGCCACATTGTCAACAGAGTCACCTACGCACATCTGATACCAGAAGAAAAGGTCTGCGTCTCGAAGGGTGCGCATCTGAAACTCATCCTTTTGCGGGTTCAGAAGCCACCCCGGAATCTGTTTCAAATCCTTATCACCACTTACCACACACGTAGACTTATCGGGCTTCGCCCACTGGTACATACCACAGAAATCATCCGCCTCTCGGCGCTCATCTGGTGGTAGTTCTTCATCCACAACAACAGCGCCGTATTTCTTCTGTAAGTACTCACGCATGGCCGTGAAATGCTCGGGCTTGCTTGCCTTACGGTTGCCCTTGTACTCGCGAATCTTCGCTACCTTGTAACGAAACCCCCCGCTAGGGGTAAGGAATACGTGCTCACCTTCTCTCCGTGGGAACTTGTCAAGGATGTTATCCATGATTGTCCGCAGGTTAGAAAGGCTGTGTGCTAACGGGGTGTGCTGTGGCTTACCTTCTTCGTCTCGTTCCACCCCCGAGAAACCGGCTCGATACACAAGACTATCAGCGTCAATCAAAGGCAGGAGATGAGCCGTCTTGGACGGTACGTAGGAGGCTACGATGTCACTCATCGCCCTTCCACCCCGGCAGACTGTGCCCCGGATCAAGAGCTTCCGATGCCCAATGGACATCTACAAAATCCCGAAGAACCTCTAGATCAGTGTGCTCCTCGTAACGTATGTCCTGTGAGCGCACCATCTTCACGATGTGTGTGCCCTTCATAAAGATGTGTCGGGTGGCTGTTGCTCCTTTAAAGCCCATCGCAGCAGACTCCACAAAGTAGTACCACTTGTCTAGGTTATTCATACTCTTTAGCCGTCCGCTCTAGTTCTTCAATCCACTTCTCGTCTTCGTGCCAAAGTCTATTCAGGCCGTAAGCAGCAGCACACAACCGCTCCGCGTAGGCACTCATTCGGAATGTAGGGTCAAGACGCCTCTCGGCGTACTCCAAGTACCAAGGGTGGGTCAACAGGTTATCTCCGGACTGGTACTCCCACCGAAGACGCTCGGCAACAATATCGTACTCACTCATCTTTGTGCTTCCTACGATGCGGCCTTGGCTTACTCAGACCCTCCTTCTTCCGCCAGTGGGTGAAGTAAACCATCAGCGTGCTCTCTTGGATGTTGTAGTGCTCAACACAAACTCGCGCTTGTCGGAATGTCTTGGGACGCTGGTCATCCCAGAACTGGTAACACAACTCTTTAAGACTCACTCGAACCCATCTCCAAAAATACGTGTGTTATCAAGAGTGATAACACGAGCATCCAATCTAACATTTAGATTGTTAGTGTTCCACTCGCTCCCTTCTGGGATGGTGATAAGCACCCCGGTAGGGGTGGTAACTCGAAGATCACCTTGGTTGGTGACAAGGTAGGGTGGTAGGGTTGCTACCATAAACAAGAATTCAATCAGCATACCAAGCATCTCCTCCAGTGTGTAGCCACCACCCCATGTACTCTTCTGCGGACATGGTGGGCTCGAAGTCCAAGATGTAGCTCATTACCAAGGCGCTCATTCTTCGTCTACCTGTTTGAGATTGTAAGCCCCTGAAGCGGTAACGCACCAAGGAAGAATATACTTCCCTTTCTCAATGTCCCAATATACCTCGAAGTAACCAGCACCTGAAGGTTGTGCGCGTATGAAATGACGAGAACCGTCTTTGGGGATACACTTATTCAATGTCTCCAATGAGACGTTCATAGCGCACTCTCCCGTTCCTCTTTAAGACGCTTCTTGAAGAGATCATAGAGTTCTTCCGCTGTCACAGATAGCATTGCTACGGGTGTTTGTCCCTGAGTCGCCCAAAACTCTTCTTCAAAAGAGTCGTAATCATAGACCCATTGCTCGCGCTTGTCACAGTAATAGCCGGCGCTTTTCATTCTTTGTTCTCCCGTTCCCACTTCTCAAGCTGACGCTTGTACTCGATCCATTCTTGAAGGGCGAAGATAAGCATCTCGGCTTCTTCGATAGACCACACAGACAAACCATCGCCTCCGTCACAACGTAGATACAACCAACACCCTTTTTTAAGCTCAGGGTGGAGAACCTCAATGTCGCCCGCAGAACGATACTGCGGTGGCTCTGGCTTTTGCATACACAACCCCTCCGGGGTGTATTGGTTAAGAGGTGATTGACGTGAGTGCCCCACAGGCTCGGCCTAGTCCTCATCGTCGAACTAGGGTTACTACTGCGCCGTTATAGACTCGGAGTCAGTCAATCCGGGGCGGGGTGAAGCGGGGCGGTACTAGCTAGGTGCGCGTCCCCCGGATACGTCCAGAAGTCCTAGCGTTCCCGCCCTTTTACCGAGGGATAGGCTTGCTCGGCAACTACGGCCTCGCGGTTTGAGCGTCTCTCTCGGTGCTTCGGAAACAACTTTACTCAGTTAACAGGGGTGTGTCAAGCCCCGCTAGGGGCGAAGAGCGCTACATGCACGCAACACACTCATCCTTCGAGGCACCTACGCCTGAAGATGAATACACGTAGTACAGCGCCAACATGTTCTCATCCTCGAACGCCATCTGGTGAACTTGCGAGATGTACTCCGGAGGTGCGTTACCCGCAAAGAACAGGTTGACGCTTTGCCACTGGTCAAGGTAACGAGCACGGCTGGAAGCCAGACGCACCACGCTGCCCTGCCCGATCTCAAAGGCAGTTTTGAATACTTCCTTCTCGGAATCACTCAGCCAGTCAACACCCTTCACTGAACCGAAGTCGTCAATGACCTTGTTGATCTCTCGCTTGTTGTAGACACCGCGTTCCTTCATCATCTCGTACAGCACCGGGTTGATTCGATCAACCTCGCCAGCTGCCGTAGCCTGATTGTAGATCATCGCTGGGTCAGGATTAATACCCTCCGAGATACCGCCCATGATAAGAGCAGTGCTCTTGGTAGGGGCTACTGCACGAAGAGAAGCGTTACGAACACCAAACCCTTTGCACCACTCTGGCTCACCAAGCTCTTCGGCCAAGTACCGCGTAGCCTTGTCTGACTCTTGCTTGATGTGCGAGAAGAAGTCGTGGTTAAGGTACATCGCGTCAAGACTCTCGAACGGAACACCCTTCATCTGAAGGTACGTGTGGAACCCACAAGCACCCAAGCCAAGGGCACGAGCCTTCTCCGTGAAAGCTACAGCCCGGTCAAGACCCGTGATGTTCTTGGCCTTGGCAATGAACTCAGACGCCACACAATCAAGGAACACCGTGGCAATCTGGACTGCGTTGGTGTCCTTCCACTCATCCCACCGGCTCAGGTTCATGGAGGACAAGACACACGTAAACGTGTGCTGCTCATCGCTCGGAAGGATGATCTCAGAGCAAAGGTTAGATGCGTGGACCTTCTTGTGGAACTTCTTGTACGGTTCAGGCAATCGTCGGTTGGCCTTGTCAGGAAAGAAGAAGTACCCCTTTCCCGTGATCATCTTGACCTTCAAGGCTTCCTGATAACGAGCTACTGCCTCAGGTTCACCGGAACGAAGCCTCTTGAGGAAACTGTCCGAGATATTCCACCCAAGGTTCAAATCATCGGGATTGCTCTCAAGGTGATGCACCACTTCCCAGAAGTCACCGTGATCCATCGGAAGGTACGAGGCAAACGAACCTCGACGCACACCGCCCTGAGAGACATCACGGGAGACTTGCACGAAACCCTTGATCTCGGGCAGGGTGCCGCTTGCCTTGCCTCCTACGGAGATTGGAGCGCCTCGTGGGCGGATGTCGCCAAGGTAGCCTGACGTACCAAACCCGTGCTTAGTCAGGATGGCGGCTTCCTTACGGGACTCATAGAACCCCTCGATAGAGTCAGGTACGTACTGACCTGAGCACGACACCGGAAGACCGCGATCAGTTCCCGTGTTAGCCAGTACAGGAGTGGAGCAAGACAACCACCCCTTCCAAATAAGCTGAAAGAACTCCTCCGCGTAGTAGTGGTAGTCGGGACTGTGCTTTGCAAGAGTCTGCGCGATCAGACGGGCTTGGCCGTAGAAGTTGTCCTTGTGGTGGAGATACTTTGATTTGAACAGCTGGTAGCCGGGGGTACTCATCCACTCAGGGACAAGACCCAGCCCTTGCATCTTCTTCTTCTCTTGTTTGGTTGCGTCGTAGTGCCCGCTCATTCTTGTTCTTGTGCCTCCCACTTAAAGCTGCTTGCATCCCATGAGCGGGTGTACTCTCGACCCATTCCGGTGAAGAAGTCATTAGCCATGTACCCGTTGATCCCCCGATAGAACCACTCACCAATGGGGTTGTACTCCACGTTGTAGAGAGGAGCCATCCCGAAGTTACGCAGAACTACATCAGCCCGGCTCTCGATGAAGTTTTCAAGCTGCTTCTGGGTGATACCGTCGATCTCTCCCTTCTCGAAAATCTTGGCAGCGATCTTCTTCTCGTGCTCAACAGCAGATTCAACAATCGGATACGCAACAAAGGTCATTGCTGCCGGGGGAGTGCCAGACTCTGCGCAAAGTGTACGGAACAACCAAGCCGATGCTTCGGAGTGAAGGGCCTCGTCTCGTGCCGAGAAGTTGATACCTCGCACAATGTTCAACAGCTTGTTCTTGCCCTTGGCTTGGAAGTGCTTGAGAAAAGCAAACGACGAGTACAGAATTACACCCTCAGTAACACCAAGAGTCACAAGAAAGTGCAAAGGACCAAGGGAAGCAGCTGCTTCAAGTGATTCGATCCGTTCCTTCAACACCGGGTCTTTCAAGTAATCCGTGTAGAACTCATCGTTTGCTAGGTTCAAAGCCTCGTTGATCTTGGCGTAGAACGGAGCATGGATGTTCAACTCGTAGAAGGAAAAGCAATTAGCCATACGCTGAATGTCAGGGCGAGGGAACATGTTGAACACCTTCTCACCCCAATACTCACCACCCACAATCAACTCGTACATGGTAAACAGCTTGAGCGTACTCAACACACCGTGACGCTCAGCCTCAGTCATCTCAACACGGATGTCGTGGACATCCTTTTCAACCTTGATCTCGTCAGGTGGCCAGAAGATAGACACCTGCTTGTTAGTGAACTCGATTGCCTCGGGGTAGTCAACTGTGTACGTTGACTTTGGCTGCATGATCCTCGTCATTCTTGTTCTCTCGAACCTCCGTGTTCGTTGTGGTTAAGTGGATTGTTGTGGGGAATAAAAAGCCCCGGCCTAGGAGAGCACCGGGGCGGTTGGTTAAAAGAACAAGGTGGCCGGAAGCGATCCCGGCTTGTGGGCAATAGGCGTGCATTGTAACGCCTCGTTTTATAGCTTCGGTAGGACTCGAACCTACGATATACAAGACGGACTGGACACCGCTCGCTGCCTCATACCAACTGTGCTATCGTAGCTCTCGCTCCACTGATTAGCGCATCGCCACTGCGCGCTTCACCTTGTGTTTGGATTGAAGAACAACACACTCCGATAATAACAGGTGGAGATCATCGGCACCCCGTTGTGGTGGTTGCACCTGTTACAGAGCCACCGGGATAACGCGCATGTGGTGGGTTACACCCACACTTCGTGTGTTGCTCTTCAAAAGTGGCAACCCCGGCAGGATTCAAACCTGCGGTCATAGGGTCAAAACCTATTGCCTTGATCGCTTGGCTACGGGGCTATTGTTTGTGAAATTATCATCAATTATGCGGAGTTGCATAATTAGTTTCCGGGAAAAAGGAAATACTCCGTTGTCTCTTTGTCTGGACGTGTTCGAGGCACCCACCCGTCTTCGCGTGCAATGGACAGAGTGTCAACACCCACTTGGAACTCCTCCATCAGACAGAACTCGCTGAAGCACCTGTAAGCTACGGGAAGAGACTGGTCACACTTTTGCAAAATCTCTACCAAACGCCCAACAGTAAGCACTTAACCCCCCACCCGCTTAATCGAGAACCCGTACAGATCAATGCTCGGGTTACGGTACTCGTTGGCCGAGTAGTCGAAGTCACTCGTACCGAGGTTAGCTCGAATCCACTTACGTGTATACGACCGAGCCCCCTCATATCGGGAGAACTTTTTGGAATTGAAGCGGCGGTTGTTGCGGTGAATGGTGAACGTGGTGGTGGTCATTCCGTTAGATTCCTCTTCTTCGTTAGCGTCGGTTACGTGGGTATGTACACCGGGGATAACAGAGAAGCTCACGTGCTTCCTGCCATCGACATAGACATCAAGCACCGGCTCGTTTGAATAGCACATTCGTCCGACTCCGGTGACAATGCACCTGACCAAAACTACACCACCAACAGCAGGCGTGGTCACTTGGTGTTTCCCTCTTCGGTGATTCGGTACTTGGACGGAACACGCTTACAGGTAAACTCTTCGATTGACCAGTTAATCCACTCACGCGATGTCTTGGTGAGGGAATCCCAATCCGCAAAGCGGAAGAACAAGCGGAGATATTCCAACTCAGTAAGAGTTTTTCGCTCTCTGGTCATAGCACCTCCGGTGCGGATTCGGTGTGTTCTCCAATGTATTCGATACGGGCGATGTCAGAGGATTGAAGTGCAAGGATCGGGATGAACTCCCTGTCCTCGCCAGTCACTACCGACTTCTCAAAGACCACGAGTCGTTCCGAAACGTAGTACGAAGTAGCAACAACCTCAATAACCTTACCGATGAACGGCTCGATACGGAACTTTCTCACAGGCTCACTCCTCAACCAAACGGGCTATCGGCATCAGAAGGGTTCATCATCTTCCCAACTCGCCGCTTTCGCGGGAGCTGTCTTCGTCACCGGCTTCGCCGGCTCCTTTGCGGGACGAGCATTGTCGTTTTGTTCGCGGGGCTTGTCAATCAATGGGGCGATGGTGGAACCGTTAAAGTTTGTGGCGTTTTTGATGGTGTTCTTCACCGAAGCACGGAGCTTCTTTACTTCGTTCTCATCCGGGTCCGAACCGTCGGACCACAGCACGCCACCGATCAGCGACGGATCAAGAGTCGGAGCCTTGATCGAACGGGGGATGATTGTCGGGCTCTTGATACTCTCGTTAAAGTACAACTTCCCGTTATCAGCCTGATTCATTCGAAGATTGATCTCGAACATCAGCGCCTTACCAAGAAGCTCACCAATACGGTCCGGGGTAAACAGACCATCGCTATCCAGCAGCCCAGCCTTCTCAGCCAGAACGTGCAGCTTGTTCTGCTTAGCAAGGGCGAACTTCCCATTGGGGTGCTTCATCTGACCAAGAGAGAACATCTTGTCAACGTAGACCACCCATTTACCATCTGCCTCTCGGCGACCCCGCTCACCGTTCAAGATCATGCGAAGTGGAAGAGGGTTAGACTCTCCCGTGAAGTAAAGAGACTTGTCAACGATGATGTCGGGGAAGTCAACCAAGACTGCGACGTACTGGAGTTCACGACCAGTGGTGTACTTCACTTTCTTGACACCCTTCGACGTGTAGAACGTAGCGTTTTCCGGGTAAGTGATGTCGGGATCGAAGTCCTCATCGTTCACCTTTAGATGAATACCAAGGTCAACAATCTGGGAGATGACACCGGGGTAGACTTCAGGGCTGGTAGCCGTACCGGCTGCTTCGATTAGGTGGGCGTTGAGTGTCTCCCAATCGACATCACGACGCTCGTAGTTGGAGTTACTGTTGGTGGGCTGCTTGGTCTGCGCGGGGCGGAAAGTAAAGCTCATGTGTGATTTGGTTCCTAGTTAGATTGGGTTGAGTACAGCGAACTCACCGAAGTACTTGACAGCGGCTTTGTTGTATTCATGTGCAGCGTGCAGCGGGTCACTGTAGTAGCCAAGGAATATTTTCCCTTCTCTTGTCTTTATCGCAGCTCCCCACTTACCTTTCTCTGCGTGGAATGAGACGCCTTTGTACCCGGACTTGTTGTTACTTCTCAGCCCGGTGTTACTGAGGTTCTCTCTTTGAGAGACGGATCGTAAGTTAGACCACCTATCGTCTGATGTAATCCTATTAATGTGGTCAACGCTTTCTTGCGGAAAGAACCCCTCCATATACAAAAATGCAAGCCTCGATCTAAGGTACAGCTCGCCCTTAAAACCGATCACACATCTTCCATCCTTGCGTGTGTAGCCTGCAACACTACCTATCTTTCCGTTCGGAGGTGCTGACACTTTCCATATAAATAGACCCGTCTCCGGGTCGTAATGCATAACTTCCTTCAACCTCTCTTGAGTCAACTCTCCAGTCATATAACTCCTTGTCAAAACTAGTGGATCAAATCCCACGACCTCCCCGCCTTAGCCTCACCAACAATCGGAACCCGAACCTTCAGGTACTTACCTGCTGCTTCGAGCGCCTTCTCTGCCAGCTTGCCAAAGTCCTCGGCTACTTCTTCCGGCACCTCCCAGCATTGTTCATCGTGAACCTCAGAAAGAGGATAGATGAACCGGGACTGGAAAGTATAGGCAAGGTTGTTGTCGTTGTCAAGCACTAGGCCGTCCAACCATTTATGCAAGAACAAGGTTGTCACCTGAAAAATTATCGCGCCGGCCGACTGTTGGGCGGTGTTCACCAACGAATGTTTGCTCCGGGTACGTACCCACCTACCATCAAGACCCTTGATCCGCTCCTTACCCTGTGTTTCCCAATGCTGGGTCAACCTCTCCTTGAACTTTGCAAGCGGCGCAGCAGCTTCCCAGAAGTCGTTGAAGATTTGCTCACCGCGTTGCTGGGATTCCCCGAGAGTAGCTGCCAGCTTCTTAGCTGAAGCTCCGTAGGCGCTCGCGTAGCGAACAGTCTTCGCCTTGTTACGCCAAGTTTTTACCTCGGGGTGGTCCTTACTATAGTCAGGGTGTCCGAACAAGTGGCCGATCTTATCGGCAAACATCTTCTCTGCGGTCTTAAGGTGGATGTCCCCCTCGATCAACTCACGAGCGTACTCCTGCCCGCCTTCGTAGATGCTGGTGAAGTGCGCCTCCACCCGGGCTTCAAGTCCAGACGCATCGAACCCAACCATCGTGTAGCCCGGTCGCTTTGCGCAGAAGAGAGAGCGAACCTCTACGCCATAGAGTACCTTACCGTCCGCCTTGGGGAGATTCGTGACAACAGAGTGCCGCTTCCGAAACGTAGGTGTATACCCACTAGCACCAGCACTCAACCGACCGTCGTACGCAAGCCGCTCGTTCCCGAGCCACCCTTCAATCACAGATTTGCGGTTGCGTAGGCTAAGCCAGCGAACCACAGGACGTACCAGATCACCTGCCATCTCTTCAAGGTTCGGACATAGGCGACCGTTCTCTTGGAGTTTAGGGGTAGTGAGGATGATGTTTCCTTTCTCGTCACGAGCTGGCTTCCCTCGTTCGTCCCGCTTGAAATTGAAAAGGGTCGGCACCCACCCCTCGGCGATAAGGAAGTTCTTGAGATCATCCTGATTAGCTAGGCGCATAGGTCCAGTGATGATGGTTGGCTCGCCTCCTTTGATCGGGTACACGTTACCTTCCAACAAGATGTCCCGCTCCGTGTGGAGCTTTGCTCCGAGACGTTCCATCCAGTTCACCATCGAACTGGACAGCGACCCGTCCTTCTTAAACGGCTTGGCTGGGAACCGATACTTGTCTAGCTCTCCTTTGTTCAAAGGCCGGGGAGGTAGTTGTGGCTCGATGGTTTGCTCAATCTCCGTCATCTCTCCTTCGATCCGGACAAGCAACCCTTCAGCGCGTTCTTTGTTGAACCCGATACCCGTGAACCCACGAACCGAGGTGAGATACGAATCCATCGAGAAGCAAATGTAAGGCTTCCACTCAAGAAGCTCGTTTATCTTCAAGTCACTCCTCGTTCTTTTGGTAGATTATATCTTGTTGGTACATAAACTGCTCTATGTTTGCAAGGAATATGCGGATACTATTCAGCTTCGAGATCAAAGGTGAACTCCACCCATCTTCCTCTTGCTCCGCAAGTCGCTCCATTGCCTCAGCCAAGGCTGTGTTGTAGTCATCACCCCACTTCATTATTCGTACCCTTTCAGTGCATGCTTAACCTTTACGATAAACTCTGAACGGACGATGTTTGGGTCAGACATATCTTCACACAAAAAGAGAATCAACTCCTCGTAGAAATCATCGCGGCACTTTGCAAAGCAAATGTCTCGGATGAACTGGATCAAATCGTCCCGGTTGGTTTCGTCTGCCAACTGATCTGAACTAACATCTACTTGTGCGTTAACCGAAACCGTAGTCATTACTCGTACTCCTCTAGCTCTTTGAGTAATCTCTTGTACACCAACCCAGTCAGGTCAACGTCCCGTTGACAGTAAACCAACATCTCATCGGAGTATTTAGACCAGTCGTTGAACTTCAATTTCTTCACGTCGTCGGGGTAGAGGTCGCCGAATGATTCTCCTGTGCTCATCTCATAGTCCTCGATTGCCCTTGCCAACACCTCTCCCCACGCTTCCAACGAATGCCCGGGTTGTCTGTCCGCGTTAAGAAACTGTGACAACTGAAGCGTATCAAGAAACCGCACCGGCTTGCCGTTGAACGAGCAATCCTTGGTGTCCCACTTGTACTCGATACCCCATATACGACGGAGGGCTTCGAGATCGAAGGTAACGTTGTGACCCACAACTAAGGTTGGGTTTAGATCGGACACGTATTGCTGGAAATCCTCCCGCGATCTAAACGATCGCTTATCTCCCGTCTCAACTACTTTCGTGCAGACCAGCCAAATGTTCTTGATGAGGGGGATTAGTCCGTCACTCTCGATGTCAAGGATGAGGGTGGTCATTCTAGTTTACTCCGTTGTATCCCAATCACAAAACTCACCACACAACCGGAGACGACCGTGCCAGTTGTAGGCAGTGAGACATGCTGTACTAGTGTAAGCAACCTCGTCACCAAGAGGAGCCCTCTTTGCAACAGATTCAAGTAGCTCACGGGCAAGCCGTCGGCAACTATCAACCCGGTCAGGGAACACACGTTTAAACGTGGTGTCGCCTTGATCGAAGTGGTACAGCTTGAGAAACCGTTCCCACTCAAAGTTCTCAAGGATTTCTTCGATCTGTTCGTTGTACGTCATGTCACACCACCTCAGTTGGTTTAGTCGGAGGAAGATCATCTCGCTCCGCGAGCGGATAAGAAATCAACCACTCCTTGGCCACGAAATCGTACTCAGCCGAGAACTGAACCCCGAGGTTTAGCTTCTCTCGGCAAGCAAGACATGCAGCATCGTAGTTACTTGTTCGGTAGGTTTTAATGCGGCTCATTAAAGGCTTTGCTCCTCTTCCTTCGGTTCACTCGGCTTCGCCTCGTCGGTATTCCTCTTAATCACACGACATGCCAAAACCGTGTCGTTGTCGATGACGTAGGTTCCGGTGAGGGAGCAGTGGTTAGCAATCCTGCTTCTCTCTACGCGAGGACCAAGTATCATCAGCACAATCACGAACGTCAGCAACACTAGTGCAAGCCAATCTTCGCTCTTCATTTTACTGGAACTCCTCTATGAGAACATGAGCCCATGCCTTTCCCGTCTTTATAGCGGAAACGTGCGACTGCTGAACACCGAACATGCCTGCAATCTTTGGTTGGGATAACCTGCCTTCTTTCAGCAAGCGCTTGATCTGGAGAACCTCATCAAGAGACAGCTTGCTCCACATATGAGACTCGCCCTTCGGATTGGTTCCATGCTTCCGCTTGTCGGCATGGTTGTTTGCGCAGGTGTCCCAGCGAAGATTACTCAGTGAGTTGTTGCTGCGATCATTGTCCTCGTGACAAGCGTGGTACTTGTGAGGTCGCGGGCCGACGAACGCTTCAAGCACAGCCCTGTGTGCGTACACTTTGTGTATCTTCCCGCTTACATGGCACAGACTGAACTGCTTGTAACCTGCACCGTTGTCCAACTCGCGTAGTAGACGAACACCACCGATCAAAGAACGTACCCGGCCGAGATCAGACACCTCGTACCTACCCTCATACCCCACTACTGGGAGCCACCTTTCCTCGGTTGCGGTTGTACTCCCGCACTCGCTCAGGATTCTGCTCTCGCCATCGCTTTGACTTATCCCTCGCCCGCTGTTTCCGTTCCTCATCAGTGTACTTCCTCGGTCTACCCATCCTTCAGGGCTCCTATATGGTACGTTATTTCAAGTACGTTGTCAAGCATCAAATTCTTGGATCGTGTGTAACCCAAGCCGGCCTGTGTCATGGTCATACCGGAGGATGTCGGCCAACCCAGTGAACCCCATTGTCCGGTTCTTCAGGATGCGTAGCTTCACTAGGTCTTTCTCCCCATCCTCTGTCTGTTGGTTGCGCTCCAAAGCCCAGACATTCCAACTCATCTGTTCGCTCCCGGCCGATCCGCGAAGATCAGTCAACTCCACTTCGTCCCCTTTGTTGAAGCGTTTGTTGGGACTTCTTTTGAGGTGAATGATGGGCAGGATACCGACACCAGTCTCCACACAAATCTGTGTCATAGCCTCGAACAAACGATCAAGGTCTTTGCGCTCGTCCACATCTGCGCCAGCTACGACCATTGAGCAATGATCCAGTACGATGAAGTCCACGCCCAGAGCCTTGGCGAAGTATAGCATCTTCTTGCGAAGGGTGTCCACATCCAAGGAACCCCAGTGGCGAAAGAGATGTACCTTGTTCGACTTGAACCACTTGTCTACCGACCTGACGTAGTCTTCCTTCGGGATACACTTCGGGTTGAACATCAACTTCGTAGGAGGTACTCCGTTGTCCATCGCAATGATGGACCTAGCCACATCCTCCATCGAAGTTTCAAGTGCAATGAAGGCAATGGTGTAGTTCTGTTTAAGTAGGTGAAACGCAACCTCTCGCGCAAACGTACTCTTACCGATACCGGAGCCAGCAGTAAGGAGCGTAATCTCCCCTTTCCTCAACCCCCAAGTCATACGCTGGAGCTTCGGGTAAGGAAGCTCAATCCCCGGCTCCTTCGGAGTCATGAGCACTTCCACATCAATGTCACACCCCTCAACCACGGCCTCCGGCCGATAGGTCTGTGCCCCATTGATACACTTGAACCACCCGGTTACATCACCCGCTTCCCAATAGTCAGCCGTGTCCTTCCTTGGAGAGAGGTTAGCGATCTTGACTTCCGTCTGGGAGACCAACGCCTCCGCCAGAGCCTTTGCCGTGGCCTTGCCGGGCTTGTCCGCATCAAGGGCTAGGCACACACCGGGGTGGGATGCAATCCACTCCAAGGCGCTTAGAGTCTGCTTATCGAGGACACCTTCCTCGTTGGCTCCGTTGGGGATGCTGACCACATTCCAGTCCTTACCACGGGACTGGAGGAGTTCCCACGCTGCTAGGACATCTTGCTCTCCTTCCACAACAATCACGAACTTGGCGTTGGGTTTGCAAGCCTTCTGGCCGAAGAGTCCCTTCGGCTTACCCACTACCATGAAGGACTTGTCATCCAGCCTGCGCTTCTTGTACCCGCTTACGTTCCCATCCTCGGAGTGGTACGGATAGTACAAGGCAGCGGGATCACCCGTGCTAGTGTCCGACTCACACCGTACTCCGTACCGATCCATTGTCGCTTGACTGATCTTCCGATCCGGGTACGGACGGATGGGGTACGTGTTCACCACACTCAGGGAAAGGGCTTCGCTATTCGGTCCTCGGTTACTAGGTCGGCTATACTCCATACCACTGTCACCTCCATCCAACATCACCTTCCCATGCCCGTGATAACACCAACCCCCAGTACCATCCTCAAACAACCGAAGGTGGTTGCCTGTGCTGTCTTTGCCCTCGCTTCGGCACAGAGGGCAAGCAACTCGTCTATTACTGAGAGCCATTAAGACCCCTTGTGCCCGTCACCATCAAGCGTGTACTTGAATCCAATCCGCGCTGCGGTGTGGTACACAATCACCCCTTCGGGGTTCATAAAACCGGGGGCAGCCACCGACCCTTCCTCTTTCAACTGGTCAAGACAATCGTGGACAAAGCTCTCGTAGAACATACCCTGATACAACACAGGGACCACATCACAGCAAGCCGGGATGTTGTCCTTGTTCCAACGCAGGGTGTTAAACAGCGAGAACCTACGCTCACTCATTCCATACCGACGCTGGATACCGGCACCCCACCACTCCCCAAAGTGACGACCGGGGCCGAGGTTACGCAGCTCTTCCTCGTTCTCCCGGACCCACTTGGCGAAGCCGAAGTTGTCGTCCTCCGGTGTGATCCACCGAGTACGAGAACCAGCTAGAATCGGACCACCGTCCTCGGGAATAAACACTTGTGCGTTGGTTCCGTCCAACTTCTCGGTAACAACAATCTCTCGAAACAGGCGGCCCATCTTGGGCCACGCTTCAAAAGCAAAAGGTGATTCAGTCGTTGACTGCATAGCGCATCTCCCTCCGGCACTCAGAGTAACCATCACTCCGAGCTTGGTCCACATCCTCCTTCGTATACCTCTCATCCCAACCCGCTACCTCAGCCAGTTGGAAACGAGCATGGAAGCAAGCCTCATAGAAATCACCCACTGCGTCTGTTTCTATCTGGTTGTTAGGGAAAAACCCCATTGCATCCACCCTCACACCTAGATCGATACACCGCTTCGCGGTTTCCCGAACACGATCTAGGAGGTGTGCTTCTCGGTTACTCATTGGGATTCTCCTCGGTGTCGTATTCGCGCTTAATGTAGTGCTTGTCCATGTACTCCTCCAACCTTGCAATCAACCGGAGGTACAGAAGCAAAGCTTCTTTTGTGCCTGCTAGCTCCTTTCGCTGTACAGGCCACGCCTGTTCGTTCTTGTTGAAACCAACCATGTACAATGTACTGGGTTGGTGTTGTTTAAAAGACCTGCCGATCTCTTGGCAAGTCTCCGCAACATCAGTTAGTTCTGAGAACACCGTCGGGCTAAGTGCCCACCTGTGAACAGCCCGAAGGATCGATAAAACCCTTCCAAGACCATCAATATCCGCACTTGTCATCAAAGGCACTTACTCACTCTCCTCGGTGTAGATGGGGATGAGCTTCAGCAGACGAGAGCCGTAGGTGTCCTTGGCTTCGCACTCCTCCCACAAGATGTCGCTGAGGTCGGCGTCGCCAAGCTCATTACGAAACACCACCTGATACCAAGTCGTAGGGGGCTTCTTGGGTTCGGGTTTAATACGGTACTCTTGTCCGGGGCAGAATGAAGGTTTACTAAGGACTGCCCACCCGTCATTCACATCATTCCACCACTCAATCTCATACCCATCAGCCCAAGCCTTAATCACTTCCGCATGGGGGTGGGGTTTACGTTCGGTAGTCGTCATATCGTCTTAAACCTTTGGTGGGTTGTTGATGATGTCACGCATATCGGAGATCAATTTGAACAAACGCCATTGGTCGTGGGTGTTCTCCGGTGAGATCATGCCCAGTACTACCTGCGCAGAGATTACTGCTGTCCCCAGACCGTACACCAGTTCGTACAATGGAGGTGTTTCCCACACACCATCTTCCAGCGATGGATTACTCATCAAACCTCCCCTCTTCCCAGCTCACCCGGATACGGGCGATGGCGTACTTCGACCACATGTCAGCGTCCTGCCGTGTCTGGTAGACCCCGGCCCTCGTGGCGTCATCGTATACATTCACCCACACAACCCCTTTCCTTTTCGGTTCGATGGGGGTGGGGATGAGGTCAGAAGATTCAGAAGGAATGTCATCCCAGAACCACCCAAGCGACGTAAACTGCACTACATTCCCGAACCGGTCATGCCCGATCACCGGCCAATCACCCGGAGCATCAACACACACCACCCGGATAAGCTCACCGTCACCACGCTTGTAGTACTTGTTCACTTCAAACTTCGTTTCGGTAGTCATGTTAGTCGTACCCCTTAGTTGAGTTAGCCTCGCTGTACAACCGTTTGGCTAAGCGGATAATCAGTGTGTCGCTCTTGTCTACAATGCAGTCGTTCAGCAACTCCGGGGAGAAACCGCTGCCGATTAGAACCTCCACGAGATAACTGCTTCGACGGTAATCCTCTCCGTACCTCGTGTCGCAGGCTATGATGGCACTATCCCACCGTGCCTCTGCCTCTTCGATGAAGCTATCCAAGGGATCACTCGGGGGGTCAATAGGACGATCACCAGCCATTAGGGGTTCTCCGGTTAAGCAACGTGAAAGTCAATCTGACCGAAGTAGCGGAGGGACTCGTTACCATCGTATTCTTGAATCTCGAAGAAAGTGCTGGGGGTAACCCACTCGACCTCAAGTTGCTCAGCACCGCCCTTGTATGATTCAGGGGCGACCTCGTTTGAAATAGCAACGATCTCTTCCTCCGACTTTTCGTCAAGAACAGCTTGAACAATCCGCTTGTCAAACAACATAGCTTCCTCTTCCGCTGGCCGTGCCCAAGTGCTCCAACCAGCGCCGTATCCCGGAGAAACAAGAACACCCACCATACCATCCTCGCGTATGTACTTCTCGACTTTGGTGCTCATCTGCTCAACCCTCCGCCTTGTAGGAATCAATGATGTCGTGGACGTACTGGGGAAGACCCATACCCACGCCGTCTGGCGTGAACTGTTCTATCTCATTGAAGATGATTCGGAGAGCAACCTCAACCGTCTTCTGAGTGGATTGTGAATACTTTGGGTGGTTTACGTCGGTAATAACCCCATACATCAAGCTACGGAACAAGTCTTGTAGGAGAGAGTCATCCAACTTGTTCTTTTCCCAATCTGCTTCACTAAGCAACTGAAGAAGATTGTTAGTTACTTCTAGATATACAGACATATCTTTCTCTCTTAGTTGGTTTGTTTGTTACTCATTAGAAGTTAATCTAGTGCTTCGCACTGGAAGAGCTTATCTTTAACAACTAGCCGCCGAGGGCGTACTATGCGGTTCCAAGATGTACCCAAGCTGAAGGAGTGTAGCCTTGAGCCTACCGGGAAGCGTACCGATCCCTCGGAAAAGGTAGAAATATCCAGCTCTTCCCAGCAGAATCAAGGGGCTACGCTTGTAAGGATTGTTTACGTCTCGGAAGGCGAAGCGCAAGTGCTCTCCTCGTCCAGTGCCTTGCACTGCATCCCACGTCACACCACGCACATCCGTGCGGGTCAGTACCCCGTACAGGGAATCCCTCCCCGACCATCCGTCAGCCTCTAGGAGCGACGGACAGATAGTACCGCTAGGTAGGTATTCCCCCGGCCTTACGTGCTCCTTACCGAAGCTTAGAAGTGGCTTCCCGTTGATGTCAAAGTCTACTCGGTAGGAAGGGAGTCCATCGCACTGAGCTGCTAGCCGGAGGATGTTGCGAGTATCGACGGGAGTCCACGTTTCTCCGTAGAGGGTTCGGTTAGTCACTAGGTTGCTTCCTTTCATCCAGAATGAAGTGGTTACTCGTCCCGCTCTCACACACGTTCGTGAAATCCGAGAACCACATGAGGGAGCCGTTGTCTCGTTTGGTGTCTGTCCACCGGAGGCACTTAGCCCGGAGGATGCAACTATCGCTGGAACAGCGGGTGTAGTCTAGGGGGAGGGAATTCATTCAGAGGTTTCCTTAACTTCCCACAACCCTTGTTTCGGTAAGAAGTGCCGAATATCGCGGATGCACTCCGACATTTGTTTCTTTGTGTGAATGATGCCCAACTCATAAGCGTGACGGACAGCCTGTTGCACAGCGGGTGTCCATTCCTTTACCGGAATGTCTCCTACATTCCACTCATTTATGAACGGGGCTACGCACTTCTTTCCATACATGTTCAATCTGTAAACTACATGAGTTTTCACTTCCCCTCCCTCGCCGCGCGTGCGGCGTCGATGGCGGCCAGTGCGGTTTCGTGCTCGCTGCCGTCGATTGCTGGATATCCCTCTCCGGTGACGATCATCCAAAGACCGGTATCAACCATTCTGTGTGCGACCAGCTCTTTCGAGACAAGCCATGTAAGCGCCTCGTTCTGGGCGCGCGACACGTCAAGCGCAAGCTGCACCTTGTGATACGCGACCTCTGTTGCATCAGCCTTGGCTTCGAGGTTCCCGATATGCGCGCCGATCATGTTCCCGATGTCGTCGGGCCGATCCGGGAAGCGCGCGCGGTCTTCGATCAATCGGGCGTTCTCGGCGCGGAGGCGGTCGCGGTCGGCCTCTGCGTTGTCCAACAGCTCGCGGATGCTCTCGATCCAGCCACAGAGTGAGCGTCCTTCGCCCGGCCCGTAGATCGGCGCTAACCCCTTCGTCAGACGGTCGGCATCCCACGCCTCGGTCTGTCCGCAGCAGTGGTAGTAAGCATCCGCCCCGGTAGCGCAATACTTCTCGTCGCACAAGCGCTCAAGCTCGGCGTTCTGCGCCTCCAGCTCCGCGACCCGCTTCTGCTGCCTCTCAGCCTCGTTGCGGTACTGGTGAGAAAGGCGCGCGGCTTCGGAGCGCTCGGCCTCCAGCTCCGCTACGCACTTCTTACCGGTCATGATGCGCAGGCGGAGTTTATCGGCCTCTCTGCGATAATACTCAACATCAATTTCAAGTTGGGCGACCCGCTCGCGCAGCTTCGCCACGACAAGCTCGACTTCGCGCGGCACTTCGCGCAGGAACTCGACGCTGCAATCCGGAGAGACCCCGGCGCCGACTGCTGTCGCGCACTCGCTCAGTGCCTCCCGCAGCGGCCCCGCCACATGCTTGTCGCAGGCGTTCCAGCACTGGCGGCCGTAGGCTTCGATGTCGCGGACTTCTCTCTGCGCCCATCCTGCTGGGGTGCAGTAATCAGGATGCTCAAGAAGCGCCGGCAACACCGGCCCCGCGTTGGTGGAAACAATAGGATGCGCCAGCATCGCGATTCGTGCAGCATCGTCATAATCAAAGCCGGCGTCTCGAAGGGCAAACTCCACTTTATCTCTCTTCGCGTTGGCGTCAGTGTTCATGCGTCCGTCCTCCGCTTGTACCCGTACTTCATTCGCAGCTCCTGTAAATACTCGAATCGCTTTCCTCTGTCTGCTTCAAATAGATCAGGACAGCAGCATGAGAAGTCCGGGCAGCACTCGTCATCGATCATATTGTGCCTAGGTTGACCAGCTACCCAAGCTTCGGTTTGTTCAATGACTCGAAGTCGGTACTTGGCTACTTCTCTCTTCGCGTTGGTTGGTTCAGTCATGGTGTTAATCCTTGTTGGAGATAGGTAGCGATCGCGCACCACAGCACCTTGCAAAGAACATGTATTAGCTGGTCTTCGTTGAATGAAATTCTGCCATTACACTTTGCGTCGTCGGTTAAGAAGTGAATTACAGACTCAAGTACGAACAGCCACCAAATCCCGGTTATCAGCGCAACAGCAGCCCCGTGAATGGATGAATGAGCGGCAAGCACGCTACACCACGGCACGCCAGGAATTGGGGATGCTCTATTCTTCGCCTTCGACATGAAGTCGCCTTGTCCGGCGTAGTCAAAGAATGCATGCGCACCAATGAGCGCAATAAGCATCATTTCAAAGCTCATCCTGGCGCGCTCCCGTAGACCTCAACGGCTTTCGCCTTGGCGATGGCTTTGTCAGCCATTTCCGCTTCAACACGACCTTCCGGCACATTGCCTTTGCTGCACTGGTAAGCCCACTCCCCACGCAACCGCTCCAACGACCCCAAACACTCCAGCGCCCCGCATTCGGTGAGTGCGGCTTGGGCTGTTTTAATGTGGCGCTCCTTCCCAATTTCCCATTTGAGATTGGGGTCAATCCCATAAATTTCGGCCTCGGTGTCGCTAGAAGCCCGCGCCGCCTTCATCACCATCGGGTGCACCGGGCCGCCGTCGTTAATACTCGCTTCGCTCGTCTTCATCACTTCGTTCTTTGTCATCACTTCGTCGTTTGTCGTGGTCATGGTGCGTCGGCTCCGGGCTGGGTCCATGCGGGGATAGGGCACCACTCGAAGATGTCGGCTTGCGTCGTGTGGTCCACGATGATCGCGCCGTCCCAGCCGCCCTCCGCCTTCAGGTGTTCCGTCTCGCCAGTCCAAAGCCGGCCGGTCCAGTAGCCGACAAATGGATAGCCGGCCCATCGCTCGCGTAGCAGAATGCGCGTCCCATCCTTCGGTGCCGTCTCAATCGGTTGCCATTTCATTGCTATCTCCTAGTGTGTTTGTGTTCGTTACCCAATCCACCAAGTCAACCACGTAATCGATGCCGTAACCATGTAACCGAATGGCAACAGGGTTTCCACAGTGTACCACATCGGCTTTAGATTCTCGGAGGGATCGTCCCACACCTTAGCGCTGTGTTCAGCCATCTTGATTTCTGCTCGAAGGATCATCCACGCTGTGAACAATCCACACGTGATGATCCACCATGCAAGGGGGTTGGTCATGCGGCACCGCCTGTGGCTTTGGCGATGGCGTCGGATGCGTCAGCAATAAAAGCCCATATTGGCTCGTTTCCTTCTGGCGCATAATGTTCAGCGTCTTTCAGGGCTCGATTCATCAAAGCTTTAATGGCGGAAAGCAATTCTGGCGCGGCGGCGATCAAGCGGGCGTTGGCTGAGTCAGGTTCAATAACCGGAGCATACTCACCCCCGGCTGACCCATCATCCATGACGACTTCCCCGTTCGCATCTAGAAGCTGAGTATAGTAACCGTCAAACACCCACACCCACGGACCCGGCGTGTGCTTGGGGGAATTGTTCATTGGTTCTTGTCCTCTTCTGTCAGTTTAGTGCAACGATACCAAGCCCCGGAAGCCTGATCCCGGTACGATACAGCCAAGCCGGGGGCAATAGGAAAGGCTAGTTCAATCGCCTTTCGGATAACGGATGGTTTGGGGTGGATGGCGTAGACGAGAGAGAAAACGTCTTTGCCTAGGCTTACTAGCATGTGGGGCATGTTAGAGTCCTCTGCTGAATCGTAGTGACTTGAGTTCTTCTAGTGCATCTTCCAACTCAAACTTCAACTCCCTAACCCGCTCCGCGAGTTCTCCGGGGGTCATTCCGGTTTGGTGGAATACTTTAGACGCTTCTTTGATAAAAATCACGTCCGCTGCTTGGGATGGTCCGTGCTGTACGACGGCAATTAGTCTCAAGCTAGAAGGGGACAAAAGATGACTACCAAAGTCTGCGATCCACTCCCCTTTCGTTACATCCTTCTTCCACGGGCGGCTTTCGGTAGTCATGTTGTGCGCTCCTTTATTGCTAGTGGTCGAAACCGTCTGAGTGTTCGCACGTGTACCGATAGTAGTCCGCATCCGTGTGTCCTAGTTCGTGAAGGGCTTTGCACAAGCCGATAGCGCCTCGCTGGGTTTGCATAGAAACCTGTGGAATGTCTCCCCGGGAGGGGATGAAGACGGCGAAGAGTTCGGTAGCCAGTTCGGTATTCACACAGCCACCACTTCACCGTTTACGAACCGATAAGCCTTGTTCGGTTCGATTCCATCCTCGCCAGTGTACCGGACGTGTAGACGGTTCGCGTTACCGTCCCATACGCGCCAGCAAAGGGTGGAGCGATCCCCACCCGTGAGGGTGGAGCGATCCCCACCCGTGAGGGTGGAGTAATCCCCACCCGTGAGGGTGGAACCATACCCACCCGTGAGGGTGGAACCATCCCCACCCGTGAGGGTGGAGTAATCCCCACCCGTGAGGGTGGAGCGATGCCCACCCGTGAGGGTGGAGCGATGCCCACCCGTGAGGGTGGAACCATACCCACCCGTGAGGGTGGAGCGATGCCCACCCGTGAGGGTGGAACCATACCCACCCGTGAGGGTGGAACCATCCCCACCCGTGAGGGTGGAGTAATACCCACCCGTGAGGGTGGAGCGATCCCCACCCGTGAGGGTGGAGTAATCCCCACCCGTGAGAACCAACCCAATAATACGGGGAGCCTTTGTCTTCTCCCAAATATAGCGCGTTGCGCTTTCTTTGGTGCCAGCGTGGGCGATAGTGCCGGTCTTGAACTTCACTTTACCGCCAAGGCGCACAAGGTCAGATTCAAGCACTTTGAGAACAAGCCAAACCCCGTCATCGTACCATTCTGCGACGGAAGAGTCACCCTCGCCATTCTCCCACCCGTGGAGCCCCCCACCACACACAGGGTCGGGGCTCCAGTCGGGAGCAGTTACGGTGCCCCTCTTCGGGTACTGGAACGTCTTTCTACAGGACTTGTTCTCCGCGTCGTTGACGCGCAGGACATAGACGTATTTCGGCTTCTTTGTGGTAGTGGTCATGTTGGGCACCTTTTGGTTAGAACTGAGCATAAAGCACCGTCTCGTCGTCGTACCCACACACGCAAGTGTTATCCCGCAGATAGTCTAGAATCGCTTCGCGTCGAGCTTCGGCGAAGGCTTCTTCATCTAGCGTGCCGTCGATGACTTCGCCGCCTTCGTCAAGGTCGGAGTAATCGGCCTCGTCGGGCATGTCGATATCGGGATAGCTGTCTGCGATGGAGTCGTATGTGTCTTCCGTGTACTCGCAGCACAAGGCGATTACATCAAGCTTGACAGGCTCTCCGCAACTGTCCGAGTATTCTTCAAGGTAATCATAAAGCCATTCAAGGTTTTGGAACTGATCCCCACGTCCCATGGAACGGAAGGACTCGGCGAACTCGTTGAAGCTTTGGATGGTGCGGACGATGGGCATAGCAATCTCCGATAGTCGCGTCTAGCGACGCTTGCGGGGTGAGCCGGCCGGGGCCGGTGAGAGGGGCACTTTCTCCGGTGGGTGTGGTTTGTTGACTTACTGTGCCACGAGTTCGGCGGGGATGTCAACAACACCACCCAGCTTTGACACCACGTAGCAACGCATGGCGGCGATTAGGGCAGTGGGACCAGAGGAGTAACCCCCGAAGTCCCCCACCGACGCATTCCAACAGTCGTTATCCCAATCTGTGGAAATCAACTCCCGGCCAATAATCGGTCCGCCTTGGGACCAGTCAAGAGAATACCGCCGATGATTGCCAATATCCGTGCAAGTTTCACTTTCAAAAGCGGGGTACTCGCACTTAGCCACAGCCCAGTCCAGAGCGGGGCCAGTGAGTTCGGAGACTAGAACGGCTACGGTATTCATGGGGTGTAGTCCTGTGTTGTGTGTGGCTAGGTTGCCTTGAGCAAGCGGAGTGTTACACGGAGCGGCCTAGAAACGCAACCCTAGAAGTGTAAACTAAGGTTGCGTATCTAAGCGGCTCGGGTGTTACACCGGCTTCCCGTCAATCATCGGGACACCCTTACACACACATGCATTGATCCCGAGAGCCCGGAGACGGGAGACCGTAGTGCGTGTGGGCCAGTTCTTGAAAACCCAAGTATCACAGCGAAGCCCATCATATTCCGGGCATGTGAAGGCGATACGGTTCCCATGCAGGTAGATGGACGGATTGGGCTGATGCGTGATCTGCGTGTTCCCGCTCTGCCAGTTACGGCCGGCTTTGATCGCGGCGAGCATATCGGATTCGAGCTTTCTCATGGTGTTTCTCCCTTGTTCGCGTACTCCATCCCACACAGAAATGCGTGAATCTGGTCATACAAGGCGCGAGCGGAGATGTGTCCAACGCGGAACACATCGTTAACCCCGCCGCACTCGTTTGCCATCTTATGAAGGCTGTAACCTCCACAAGCTTGGTCGATGTGAAAGTTTCCGATGTTGGCGCGAAGCTTGCCGTCCTCACCACGCGACCACGGCTCAAGTGGATGGCCGGCTACGCGGTTCAAGCGATCCACAAGGGGACGCAGGTGTTTGATTGTGATGCGCATGGGGGTTTCTCCGGGTTAGTCAGTTGGTAGTGAACGTCGTGGAAAAGATAGTGACACACGCAACCAGCGCTGTCAACACCCAAACCGAGACGACAAGCAAACGATTCGCCCTGCGGGCTTTTCGCTCCGCTTCGCGGCGCTCATGTTGATACAAACTAGTCCGCGCTAGTGCGCTTGTGTCGCGTTCGGCTCGGCTTTCCATCGCTTGGCGATAGAGGTGCATGTGGGCGGTTACTTCTTTGCTGTTCATTGGTTTGGGTTCTTTTTGTGCTCGGCGATGCTCACGCCACAAGGGATAACACCTTTGTCTAATGATCGCAAAATCCTTTGTGCGTCTTTTGTTGCAGCACTGATGATTTTCCCATTCTTTTTGATTGTGTCGGGTATTCCGTACTCATCAAGAGTAACTAAAAATTTGTTTTGTGCTTTCATGTGGGCTTGTACTTCTTTGGAGTTCATCTTAGATAATCCTCTGAGGGGTTGAACGCTACCCGCTCTAGTGCGCTGTGGGTCATCTTTTTCGTGTCGAGCGGGTTGAAGTCGTTCATATCAATAGCTCCCGTAGGCGTAGGTGTCCATGTCCGCGCTCGATTCGGATTCGATGCGGGCTAGCTCGGACAGATAGGCGATTAGCTCGCCGTCTGTCATTTCATCTGTGTAGTCTATCACGGGTTTGGATCCCTTAGTCGGAAGAAACAAGGCGCGATTTGTGGCGATCTACCGAGTGGAAGATATAACCCGCATCGTCCGACGTGACATAGCCCCGGACATACTGGCCACGGTAGCGCGTGCTGGCTGGGACGGAAAACCAAAGATCAGCGTCTTCGCCGGTAATGTAAACCGTCAAACGCTTGTCGCCCAGGCCGTCGATGCGGCACTTGTTTATCTTAGACAGGGTAGGTCCACCCATCCAATCCGCAAACCAGCAGATAGCGCCATCGGCTTGGGTTTCGCTGCGGTCTGCACGGTATTTCTGGCTCACGGTATAACTCCTCTTGGGGTCTCGTCTTGTGTGGGGCTAGATTGACACGGGTTGAACTAACCGCGCAATTCCTCGACGGTCGGCAAGTCCCAGTGGTCCGAGTGCCTGACCTTACCATCGGGACCGATCATTACTAGCGGCGCCTCGTCGCCGAGCGTCGGATGCTCGAAGTAATCAACGCCTAGCACGGTTCCAATGTGTGTAGGGTTCTTGGCGAGGAAGGCGCGGGCTTTATCAGACAGGTCGGTGCGGTTGGTAAACATGGTGTTCTCTCCGAATGGTGCAGCCGGTGTGGCTGCGGCGTGGAGCTAGTAGACCACGGACAAGGCACCGACACAAGCGCCCAGGGCGATTCTTTTGTAAACGATTGTGCCAAGTGTGGGATCACTCCGCACAGCGTGCGGGATAAAGATGCGCGCTCACGCGCGTGTATAGCTCCGCCCTCGCCTTCTTACTGTTACGGTATAACATAACATCTTAGGCGGGTATTAGTGCACACGTGTATATTAATGGGCAGTCTTCCGATGGGCTAGTGTGTCTTCCCCACCCTCCCTCACTTGTTTGATCCATTACTTAACAGACCAATCGATCATTCTGTTACGTACCAATACAGTCAGGATGACTGAACTACTGCTGTGGGTGGGGGAATATGTTACGTAACCAATTAACATATTCTTAACACAATAGAGCCCAGCACCTTCGACAGACGGAGTGTCATGACCTGCCCTGTTCCCATTCATACGCCTACGCGTTGATCGAATGACAGTTTGTTACAGTTCATCCTCTTCGTTGGTTACGCTTTCGTTATCCGATTCGTTATCGTAACGAACATTCTGGGTCAGTCGGGGGCTCTCCTTCGTGTGTGATTAGACCCCCGGGGGTATCCCCTTTCGCGTGGGTGGGGTGGGTGGGGGTGGCCCCCTCCCTCTCCCGGTAAAAATCCCAATTACAAACTTAACGATTTCCTTCCGTAATTCCCTCAGTATCTAGACGCGACTAGCGTCGCTTGACAGAGAAGTCTAAAACATCTACAATCGGGCACTACTTTTGACAATCGCATCAAGGAGTTACAGCGTATGACTTGTAACGACGATCTACAAACTAGACTGTGTAGCTTCTGTAACGGAACGCACGAAGTGCGGATGGAGTACCCGTCGATAGACGCGGAGGACTACTGCCCAGTGGTCCTAGAACTCAACAGGAGGCTCCTAGAGGCGCACCTAGAGGAGAGGAGCAGGGGTAGCCTAGGGTCGTACGTAGAAGCCCCTCCTATCGCCTCACACGCGGACTACCTCTTTCGTAAGGCGTACTTCTCTGACAAACCCCTCCGACCTGATGAGCAAGACAAACTGAACAAGCTGTTAAAGAAGAAAGACATGAGTCTTTTGTTGAAAAAGGGGTGGGAACGACGGAGAAGTAAGTTGGAGAAGTACGACGAACGAGAGAGAAGGAGAAGGGCAGATATGGGGTTTCGGTACGACTATCTTCTCGATGTGTGGAAGATGGCTAAGATTCCAGTTGAGTTGAGTCGGGAGGAGTTTGTGTCCGTTGTGATGGGATCATTCATGGTCTCCTACGTGTACCCTTGGGTGGGTACGGTAGCGGAGTACATTCGGGATACGAGAGATGGGGGAAGGGGTGGAAGTATACGGCTAGAAAGGTTGGATACGACCATACCCCTTCGGTTAGGGAACATTCAGCTAAGGGAAGTCTTACCGAAGGAGATGAGAGGTGGAGGAAGGAGTGTAAGAAAGACGGTAGAAGTGCTAACTTGTTGAGATTGTTAGAAGTTGAGGTAGAGCGATAGGGTACAGAACCCGCCTCTGGCGGGAATGATAAGAGCCAAGCTCTGCTTGGCGATGGGGGCTTGACAGACTTCCCAAGAAGAATTATAATAAGAGCTCTTGCTCTTAAAGCTTTTGATCTTAAGCTCTTGCTCTTAAGCTCTTGCTCTTAAGCTCTTGCTCTTAAGCTCTTGCTCTTAAGCTCTTTACTAAAAGCTCTTTAAGCTCTTGATCTTTTACTTACTACTAACACTATTAAGTGTTATACTCCGTATAACTAACTAACCTACTAAGTTAAAACCTACTCTCTCTAAGAACTAACAACCCTTATTACATAAAATACACACAAGACTAAATAACAACTAAACCTACGGTTTGTAGATACTAGACACTCTTGCGTCGAAGGACTATACTTGTGGCGTCGTAACCAACAAGCCGCGTCTAGCGGCGATTACCACACCGAGGAGCAACCCCAAGTGACCCCCGACAACTACGGTGTTCCACCTCTCGATGGAATCAAGTATCCCAATCCCCACGACTTCGAGACGGGAAAAGAGTATTGGGCAGCAGTAGCTGAGTTCAACCGGCTAAGCGACGAACACGAGGCCAAGACGGGAAAGTATTTCCAAGTGTGGGGCTGGGAATACTGGCGTGGTCTTCCCATCTGGCCGTGGGACGATCCTTCCGAGATTCGCATTCCTGATCCTTGTGCGTGGGCTATCCGAGAGAAGTTTTCGATGTTTGTTCGCCCCAAGTACAAGTTTCCCGATACGATGGACCGAACCAAACCCCTTACCGCCTCCACTGAGGATTTGACCAAGTGACCGACTACACCGCGCTATCCAACGAACAACTCTCCGAACTCATCCACCGTCTATCCGTCGAATCGAGGAATCGGTACGAAACCCGGAAGGCTCTTGATGAGTTACAGCGTGGTATCGACGCCAAGGCTCCTGAGAGCCTCTCTAAGCCCGACCTAGACCGTGGGTAAGGGCTTGGGTGCGGGTAAGGGGCCGGAAGGCCGTAGAGAGGCTCCTAGAGAGCCGCAGGCGAACGTAAGGAGTCCGAAGGACGACGGGAGGTCTATCGTGAAAAGTGTTGTTTGTGATCGTATCACTGAGCTTCGCCGTAACATCGCCGTTCACTCGTACCTGTACTACCGGATGTACGAGTCCGTGGTCCCCGATTGTGTGTTCGATATGTGGTCCCGAGAGTTGGTCAAGCTTCAGGCGGAGCATCCCGAGGAATCCGAGAAGGTTCCGTACCACCTCGACTACTTCCGAGATTGGGAGGGGGCTTCTGGGTTTGACTTCCCGTTTACCGATGAGATTAAGGAACAAGCGGAGAAGCTACTCTCTTAGCGTTCGCTTCGCTCTCTCTCTTGACACAACTGTTGAACATCGTTACAATCGCGACTCCCAACCAACCGTAACGGAGGTAACACCCAATGCCCGCAGCAAACCTGAAACCCCGTGATTTCTTCAGCCAAGGTGATTCCGAGAAGGCCAAGGAACTGGCTGATGCCTTTGCCAAGATCGAGGCGAATATTGAGTCCCTTGTTACTTGGGGGAATACCCTGCGCTTGAAGCTCAACGCTGACGCCGGTGTGACCGACACGAACTACGCTGCACCCACGCTCTAAGTCCCACCAATCTAGCCAAGGAGGGCTTTAACCACGATGGTTGACATTCGGAAGTCAAAGCTCTTTCCGTTTCCAGTTGACGAGGAAGTAGCACTTCGTAGGCTGTTTGAGTCTATCGTCCAAGATTCTAGTCTCAATGACTTGAGCGATGTGGTGATCCTTAACCCCGCAGACGGGGAGGTGTTGAAGTACAACGCAACCCTTATGGCGTGGGAGAATGCTCCAGAATCCGGGGGAGGTGGTGGTAGCTCCCCCGGTGGAACCGGGACTCAGCTCCAGTTCCGAAGCAGCTCGACCGTGTTTGGAGGTATCGCCGGGACGGCGTGGGATGGAACTATCCTCACCCTTCCCGGTTCCCTTCAGATCGGAGCTTCTACAGGAGCCGGTACTAGGTCTATCGTGGGTTTGGATGAGTTGACTATCCAGTACAACCACCCCACGGACACAGGCTCCTATGCTAAATTGGAGATGGGCCGTACCGGGTCTACCGAAACAGGTTGGACTCTTGAGGCTATTGGTGATTCGGGCGGTGATACCGCTACGTTCACGTTCACCAGTGGATCAACCACCCCCGAGTTCAACGGAAACTTGATGTGGCACGCGGGTAACTTTAGCCCGAGTTCCAAGCAAGATACCCTTGTGTCTGGTACGAACATCAAGACCATCAACTCCACGAGCCTTCTTGGCTCGGGGGATATTGCTATTGCTGCTGGTCCGGCACCTGTCGTAACGGAAAGCGGAACTAATCGGAACATCTCGAACACAGATGCGGGGGCTTACATCCGGTTTACTAACACGGGGGCTAAGACCGCTACGTTCGGTACGGGTGTGACTACTACCGACGCTGAGTTCAATCTCCGCAACGCGGCAGCTTCCGGGAACTTGACAATCACACCATCGTCTACGACGATCAATGGTCCTACGGTTATTGCTCCGGGCGAGACGGCTACGGTCAAGCTGGTGGCTACGTCTACGTTTGATGTTATCGCTGGTGATTCTATCACAGCAGATAATGTTTCGTATGACAACACTACAAGCGGCCTGATTGCCACAGACGTGCAAGCTGCTATTGATGAAGTTGCAGCCGTAGTCGGAGATTTTACCTTTGCCGACTCGCGCTTTTCTTGGTACGGGTACACGGGAAACGTTCTTGGCGTGCCGCCGTTTCCAAACGGAACTGCGCTTGCTTCTGGAAATACGGGTGGCACAAGCCTTACCGATTACGCCTTTTCCGTAGGAATCCGATCCTCCGCATCGGCAAACTCCGGCTATGTTCTTTCGAGCAACGGAACGAACTTCTCGACCAACAACTGCATTCGGTGCATTGTAGTTACAAACTCCACAATATCGGACCGAGTAATCCGCGTTGGTTGCAATGGCGGCGTCCCTGCCGTCGCTGACCCGACAGATGGGTTTTATGTTGAGTTCCAATCAGGCGGAACTGCAATCCTGAGAGCGAGAGCATCTAGCACATCAACGGATTCAGCTACTACCTATACGTTTGCGTCAAACACGGCGTACATGGTTGATTTAATCGTCTTGTCAGCTACATCGGTTGTCGCTCGAATCAGGTCGATCAATGGCTCTTTGTTGTGGGAAGAAACGTTAACTAGTGGAATGCCGACATCGGCAGATACTTTCCGTTGGTTCTACTCGGCGTGGCGAATCACTGGTGGATCAAACGCCGACGTTTGCCATTTCGTCGGCCACGGTATCGGCCCGACAGTGCCGAGCTGGATGTAACATATGTTGTTTCACAAACAAAACGGAAGTCAATAAATGACCACTAACCCGAACCGAGATCGAAGAATCTCTGAGAACGGCCTAGCTGTAATTAAGCGTTGGGAAGGATTCTCTGCTAAAGCCTACAAAGACCTTGTAGGTGTGTGGACTATTGGTTATGGAATCACTGACCCTAGTCACGCTTTCGAGGGTAACACCATTACCCGAGAGTTCGCTGAGCAGCTTCTCATCCAGCACGTAGCTCAAGATGAAATCTCTTGTCGTCAGCTTATCAAGGTTCCTCTTAGCCAACCCCAGTGGGACGCTGTTGTATCCCTTTGCTATAACATTGGCCCCGGAGCCTTCGCTCGTTCTACCCTTCTCCGCAAGTTGAACCAATCTGATTTCACGGGGGCTTATGCTGAGTTCCCCCGGTGGAACCGGGCAGGAGGCAAGGTAGTTCAAGGGCTGGTTAACCGACGTAAGGAGGAGGCCGGTATGTTCCTTACCGGAACCACCTACACAAAGGATGAAAGATTCGATGCCGAAGAATCGAAGCCGCACAAGTCTTCCGAGCCCACATCCAACGTGGTTCCCGATGCCGTGCCCGACAACACTCAAGTCCAGAAGGTTGCCGGTGGAGTCGCAGCCACAGCAGGCGTTGCTTCCCAAGTCTCCCAAGTAGAGGTGGTGCGGGATGCCCTTGCCCCTCTAGCTGGACTCAGCCAGTTTGTTAGCTATCTGTTTGTTGGTGTCTCTCTGTTGGCGATTTGGTATATGCTCTCTAAGAGGGACAAGTAGAAAGCGGCATTAACCAAGGAGGTGGTCTTTAGTCTCGGACTGGACTCGCCTGAGCAACGCAGTCGGTTCGTTAACCCACTAGCTCAACCCCAAGTTGCGTCTAGCGACGCTTCCAACCCAACTAGAGGAGCCAATCAAAATGGCTAAGAAGTCTAAAGCAGAGTCTACCCTTGATTTGAGTGGTGCGTACTACAACCCGGAGAAGTCTGGGTGGGGTTGTTGCATTATCAATCACTCGGAAGAGACGCAAAGCATCCAGATTTACACCTACGATAATAAGGGTAATCAAATTTGGCTTGTGGGTGTGAGCCCCCGTGGAACGGGTAATTTTACTCTTCTTCGTCCTACGGCCTCGGGTCCGTTTGATTTGATCCGTGGTTACGAGACGGGACCGAACGCGGGGCGTATTGATTTGGATGTTGTTGAGCCGGGTAAGATTTCGTATACCGCTCTTATTGCGAATCATGTTATTAACCCCGGACCTCAGTTTAGTCCACCACCCCCGGCGTGGCATACTTTCACTGGGGTGTTGCAGAAAATTTAAAACGGATTTGTAGCTCAGTTGGTCAGAGCAGTGGCCTGTTAAGCCATTTGTCGTAGGTTCGATTCCTACCAAATCCGCCAGACGTAACGGAAAGGTAACTCAGATGGCAGAGTGCGGGGCTCATAACCCCGATGTCGCTGGTTCGACTCCAGCCCTTTCCACCAACCAACCGCCGGGGCCGGGGGCTAACAACCTCCGGCCTTTGGCCGTCTCGGGATAAGGAGATCAGAGAACGTGGCTAAGGAGTTTACGGCCGGCGAGATTATCGCTCTGTACAAAGAAGGCTACACAAACGTAGAGGTGGCGGAACACTTGGAAATGACCAAGCGCCAGTTCGCCCAGCTGTGTCAAACTAACCCGCAGTTCCGAGAACTCGTTGAGCGCGGTAATGATATAGCGGAAGCGTGGAACATTCGGCAAGGTCGGATGAATCTCAAGGATAAGGATTTCAACACTGCCCTTTACAAAGCGCGGATGAGTCATCTGTACGATTGGGCAGATAAAGTGGATCAAAACACAAGGCAGCTCTCGGTCAATGCCGAGGTTACGAAGGAAGAATTGGTCAAGCGCCTACAGGCTTACATGCCCGAGCTTCTCCCGCGGGTTATTGAAGGAGAGGTAACGAACAATGGCGAGTAAGCTGGGGTTTGATGGTACGTTGGTGTTCAAGGTAGATAGTGTTGATCTGGATAAGCCTCTTGAGCTTAGTTTAGATGACGATACCCAACACCTGATTGATTTGCTGGAAACATTGGAAGCCAAGAAAGAAGCTGAGAAGCTGAGTGGTTGGGTGAGGTGGTTTACTCCCGGTACTCCGTATGGGATTGAGAATCTTCCGAAGCACTACGCTTTCTTTTCGGCCAGTAAGCTCTACCAAGAGACATACTTCTCGGCGGCAAACAGGGTTGGCAAAAGTTACGCTGGCGCTTACCAGACCGCGTGCCACGCCTTGGGTGAGTATGCCCCTTGGTGGCCCGGCAGAAAGTTCGACAAGCCTGTGGATATGTGGGTTGTTGGTGACAACAAAGAAACCTGTCGAGACATCATCCAGAAAATCCTCATTGGAGATGTCGGTAAGATCGGTACAGGTATGATTCCTGCCGACCGGATTGAGAAGGTGGTTTATCGCCCCAACTCCGGTGGCGCCGTTGACTACGTTCTTGTCAAATCAGCCTTCGGCGGTCTTTCCCGAATCGGCTTCAAGTCATCCGAGCAGGGTATCGTGTCGTTCTACGGTACGGAAAAAGATGTTATCTGGATGGACGAGCTTCCTCCAGCAGACATTTACTCGGAGTGCTACCTCCGAACGATGACCACCAACGGCATCATGTATGTCACCGCCACCCCTTTGGCCGGTCTAACCCCTCTCGTCCTTTCTTTCTACAACAATGCCGAGTTCCTGCCCCGAGGGTCGGAGATTCCGGGCATTGTGAAGCTCTCTCGTGAAGATGCCGAGGAGCGGGACAAGGAACGACTGCGAAAAGGTGAAATCGACTCCATCGAAAAGTCGTCTGAAACCTCTAAGGCGGTGATTATCGCTGGATGGGATGACGCTCCGTGGCTTACCGAAGACGCTAAGAAGCGTATGTTGGACGCCACCCCCTCCCACTTGAAAGAATCCCGCTCAAAGGGCCTTCCTTCGATGGGTTCGGGTACGATTTTCACCATCCCACTCGAAGAAATTCTCGTCAAAGACTTCGATATTCCGAAACACTGGAAGAAAATCGCGGGTATGGACGTGGGTTGGAACAACACCGCGTGTGTTTGGCTGGCTGAGAACCCCGATACCAAGGAAGTGTTCGCTTATTCCGAGTACAAAAGGGGTCAAGCGGAGCCAATTGTCCACGCTCAGGCTGTAAAAGGCCGTGGTGACTGGATTCCGGTGGCAATCGATCCAGCTTCCAGAGGAAGATCGCAGGTAGACGGTAAACAACTCTTCAATCTCTATCGAGATTTGGGAGTTAAGCTGTTTCCAGCAGACAATGCTGTGGAATCTGGCATTTACGCCTTGCAAGAGATGTTGGCTACAGGTCGATTGAAGTTCTTCCGCAGCCTTTCCGAGCTTTCCAAGGAGTATGTGGTCTACCGAAGGGACCAGAAGGGCCGCGTCATCAAAGAGAACGACCACTTAATCGACGCACTACGTTATTGCAGTGCAGCATTGAAGCACGCCAAACAACCCCCGATCCCACGAAACCCATCTTCTTTTACCGGAGCCTCGGGTAAGACATACGATGTGTAATTGCAAAGGAGTGCAAGTAAACAACCATGATTGAGCAACAGCCGGTAGATGCAGTCATCGTTGCCGAGATCGAACTTAGCCCCGAAGAGATGATGAGGATTCAAGAGGAAGCGGAAGCCATTGACAACCAACGCCGTCAACTCCTTGACGGCTTGGCTCACTCCATCGAGGATAAATGGAAACGAGCTTCGTCTGACCGCAACATGAAAGAGGAAGAGTGGCGACGAGCCATGCGCCTCCTTCTCGGGAACAAGAGTTCGAGTCGAGGCAGTACCCTCAACACACAAACCACCACTGAATCCAGCCGAGCCCGGCCGGATCACAACCTAGTGTCAGAGAAGTGTAAGATTGCTGAGGCTCAAATCTGGAGCCAGCAATTCTCTGGTGGTGATAAGAACTGGGACATCAAGCCTAGTCCCCGACCTGACGTAGACCCGGCACTCGCGGCTCAAGCATCCCGAGCCCTTGAGCAAGAAATCTACGATCAACTGAGTGCTACCAAGTACGGACCCAAGGCTCGCCAAGCGATCTCGGACATGGTTCGTCTTGGCACGGGTATTCTCAAAGGTCCAGTCCCCAGCCTCAAGCCCAAGCGTGTGTATCAATCCACGCAAGCGCCTGACGGTACTCTTGTAGCTATTCCTACCTACGAGACGATTCCCGCCCCCGAAGTCTACCGTGTTGATCCGTGGATGTTCTACCCGGATACCACGGTCAACGACATTTGTGATGCGGAGTGGGTTCTCGAAATCCACCCGATGTCCAAGACCCAGTTCGGTAAGCTGGCTACGTCCGAAGGCTTTTTCGATGACGTTATCCGCGAGCTTCTCCTTAATGGGCCGGATGAGTACAACGGAGAGTTCTTTTCGGATGTTCGTGCTCAGACTGATTCAGGGGACAACTACCTCAAGCACAAGTACGTCGTCATCGAGTACAACGGACCCGTGTCCGTGGAGCAAGCTAACGCACTGGGCCTAGAACCCACCTACGACAGCCTTGGTAACTCTTACATGGGCGAGGTGTGGGTGTGTAACGGTCGGGTTATCCGAGCCTCTCTGGAGGCCATTGAGGGGGCTTACGAGCTGCCTTACATGGCGTGTGTGTGGGAGAAAGACCCGAACAGTCCATTCGGCTTCGGTCTTCCCATCGAGATGGAAGACAGCCAGCGTATCCACACATCTACTCTGCACATGATTCTTGACAATGCAAGTATCTCGTCGGGTCCGATGGTCGTATTCAACAAGGAATACGTGGAGCCGGTAGACGGTAAGTGGGAGCTAGCCCCCCACAAGCTGTGGAATGTCACTGACTCTACCCTTGTGAATGTGGATCAAGCGTGGCAGCAGTTCCTTCCCGCCAACGTCACCCCCTCCCTAATGCCTCTCCTCCAGCTTGCTCAGCAATGGGCACAGGAAGAGTCAGGTATCAACCTGATTGCAGGCGGGATGGGTGGTGCTCAAGTGGGCGGTGACTCAGCTACGGGTATGGCGATTCTCCAGCAAGCAGCTACGATTGTCACTGACATGAAGGCTGAAAGCTGGGATGACTACATCACCCAGAAGCTGATTGATCGGTTGTACCACTGGAACATCCAGTACAACCTCCGTCCTGAATACGCCGACTTCGACTTTGAAGTGGATGTTCGGAGTTCTACCGAGCTTCGTAACAAGCAAATCCAGATTGCTAACCTTGAGAAGCTGTCGGTTGAAGCAGCCCAGAACCCTGAGCTGGCTGACCACGTAGACCAGAGTAGCTTGACTCGTGCTCGTCTTACGATGATGCGTCTGCCTGAGATGGGGATAATTCGTACCCCGGAGCAAGTGGAACAGATTCGACAAGAACGGGCACAGCAGCCCCAACCGCCTGATCCGAACCAAGTTAAGCTTGAGATCGAACAGAACCGTGTTCAAATGGAGATGGAGCGTCTGGCATTCGAGCGGGAGAAGTTCCAGTTCGAGAGTACCAAGCAACTCCAGCAGCTTCGTTTGGAAGAGATGGTCAACCTTGAGCAGATCGAGGCTCGTAAGTTTGATGCCCAGAGCCGAGTGCTTCAAGTCCAAACTGAGCGTGAGATCGCCATGCTCCAGCTTGCAGCTCGTAGCGAAGCAGACCGAGCCAAGGTTATCGCCCAGCTTGAGAAGCAGAACATGGTTGATGAAACCAGTCGGTTCCTTGCTGGTATCTCGGCGGCTGAAGGTGCGTCGGAACGAGCCCTCATGCGCGAGGAGATGCAACTCAAAGCCAAGACAGGATCGGGTAGCTAAATGAGTAAAGAGATCGAAGGTCATTATGTTGACCCTGATAGCGGCACCTTCCGGTGGATTAAGAAGCTACTGGAAGAACACGAGAAGCAAGTTACTGGCGCCATCTTTCGAGCTGGCGACCAGTCCGAGACCGACAAGTTGAGAGGTCGGTACGAGGAAATCAATCATCTCAAGAAGGCTCTTGAGAAAGCGTACTAACCCCCTCTCAACCGTCCACAAGCCGCCTATTATGGCCGCTAACTAAAAAGGATCACAAGAAAGATGAGTGACACACTTGACAACCAGACTGAACAGCAGTACAATCAGCCCCAATCACCGGAAGAATCCAATACGGAACTTTCCCGTGAAGAACTTCAGAACCAGCTTACTGAAAAGTACCAGCAGGTTCTGCTTTCCAACAACCTTGAAGAGATCACCAAGGTTGAAGAAGAGTTGCAGAAGTTCCTCAACAGTGGTAGTGGGGTTGAAAGTAGCGCCAAGGTAGGTGAGCCGGAGGTTCCTCCCGCGAATACCGAAGCGAACCAATCCACGACGACTCCAGCGGAAGGCGGTACTAGCGCCAAGGAAGGCGCAACTTCCCAGCAACAGTCGAGTAACCCGAACGAGGACTGGCTCAACTCCCTTGACCCGTCTGTCCGTAAGATTGTCGAGGATAAACTCGAAACCGAGCGTAAAGCTCGGGAGTATCACGAACAGCGGTATCGTTCAGAAGTTGGTCGTCAGACTGCCTTCCAGAAGAAATACGAAGAAGAGCGGAAAGCCCGCGAACAACTTGAACTGAAGCTCCGCGATGGAGCGGTTAGCCAGCCGTCGAACCCGACCGCTACTACGGCTAACGCGCAGACCGCATCAGCTAAGGTTCAAGCCTTGACAGATCAGATCAATCGTCTCCGAGCAAGTGATCCGGAGCTAGCATCTGTTCTAGAAGTCTCCCGAGACGCACTCATCGAAACCCAGCAACAGTTGCTTGCTTCGGTTCCGAGGGTGGACATGTCTGCCGTGGAAGAGCTTAAAGAGAAGTTGGCGAAGCAAGAGTTCGAGATGGTTGTTCAGAGTGAACGAGCCCGTCTTGAGCAACTTGCCCCCGGCTCTTTGCAAGTGATCGACTACGTTGACCCGAAGACGGGTTGGAGTCCGTGGAATGAGTTTCTTGGCTCGCTCCCGCCAACTCTTCAACAGGCGGCAAACGATGCGAATGCCGATACCTATGCTTTCCTGATGCAGCACTACGGTCAGTGGGCAGAACGGTACAACGCAGCCCACGGCTATGTCCAGCAGCCACAATCCCAACAGCCCGTCGCCCAGCACCACGAAGTTGATCCTCGTGCGGCTCAAGTCCAGCAAGCGCGTCAAGCCAAGCTGACTACGAGTGCTGCCCAACCGGCTCGAAGTGCACCTCCCCCCGGCCACAAGCCATCGCTCGAAGAGCGGATCAAGAATCCGCCTCCTCCGGGCACCCCTGAGTTTGATGCGTTCCTCGAAGAGATGGATCGTGCCATTGCACAGGGTAAGCTGAAACTCTAATCGAAAGAAGTAACCCCATCTATCAAGGAGGATAGACACTAATGTCTTACAATCAAGGTTTTCTGGCCTACGATAGCGTCAGTATCACCCAGCGCGTTGCCATCTACGCCGTCCCGAATGCTCTTGTCAACGCTGAGCCGTGTCTGGTTCTTGACAAGCTGCCCGGTATTACCCGTACCCCGCTGCCCGCCAACAAGTCCGATACGCTGGTTTGGAAGCGTATGCGTGAGATCGAGGTTGACACCAACACTCTGGTTGAGGGTGTGACCCCGGCTGCTGAGAACTTCCAGCAGGAGACTGTGACCGACAAGGTTGACCAGTACGGCAAGATCATCCGCGTCACCGACAAGATGTACAACTTCCACTCGGACGTTGGCTTCAAGGAGATCGGTGCCGAGCTTGGTAAGGCCATGGGCACCCAGAAGGAACTCATCAACTGGCAGACGGTTCGTGGTGGTTCGCAGGTTATCTACACCGGCACCGCTACTACTCGTGCCACGGTCGAAGACGTTCTGCTGCTTGAGCACGTCCGCACTGCTACCAACGTGCTGCGTAACAACCATGGCAAGTACATGACCAGCATGATTCGCGCTGGTACGGGTCAGGCCACTGAGCCTGTGCAGGCTGGTTACATCGCCGTTACCCACTCCGATATGGACGCTGATCTGCGTGATCTGGACAAGTTCATTGAGAGCCAGCGTTATGGTTCGGGTACGCTCCTGAACGAGCACGAAATCGGTGCTTGCGAAGGTATCCGCTTCTGCCTGACTCCGCACCTTGAGCCGTTCTGGGGTGCTGGTAGCTCGACCACCACGGGTGTTCGTACTCGTGACGGCGCTGCCGTTGACGTGTACCCGGTCGTTGTGATGGCCGAGAACTTCTGGGGCACCACGGAATTCAAGACCCGCAACTCGTTCAAGCTGGACGTGAATCCTCCGGGCTCGCTGAAGAGCGAAACCGACCCGCTGGGTCAGCGTGGTTTTGCATCGTATGTCTTCTGGTACTGTGCGACCCGCCTGAACGAGCGTTGGGGCGTCCGCATTGAGTCGGCGGCTTCCGAATAATCCAACCGACCAATAATTAAGGAGGACATACAAAATGGCTATTTATACCTCGGAACTGTTCAACAACGGCGGTCTCCCGTACCGCCCCGTTGAGCAAGGCGCCGTCAGTTCTATCACTGCCCGTGTGGTTATCCCCGCTGGCGTCCCGCTGCTGAACGCCGATGTTATCAAGTTCCTGCGTCTGGCTCCCGGTACTCAGATCGTCCGCACGATTCTTCGTAACGATGACCTTGACACCAACGGTACCCCGACCCTTAGCTCTACGGGCCTTGGTTTCCAGCGCACGACTGTTGATGCTCGTAAGGCGTTTGATGCAACCACCAACCCGTACCTGACCGACTCGATTGCTTCTGCTGTTCCCGAGGCGATTCTGGCGGCTGGTTCGGTTGACACGGCCCTCCGTTCACCGGGCAACACCCAGACCCTGCCGATTGTTGCTGCTACCACCGGCTCGGTTGATGTGGCGATCATTCTGGATGCCAATGCGGCTACTAACCCGGCCACTGCTCGTAACATCGAGCTGACGGTTGAGTTTGTCGGTCCGCAGCGCACTCTGGGTGAGTTCTCCGGTCTGAATGTCTATGACTATCAGGACAACAGCTCCGGCATCTAACGGAGTAACACCTCGCCACAAGGACTAGTGGCAACCCATAAGACGAGGGGAGGGGGAGGCTAATCACCTTCCCTTCCCCTTTTCTTTTTCAATCGGGCCAAATCCGGCCTCGTTTCCCAAAAGGAGATCACACGTATGAGTACCAACAAGACTGTAAACCTGAACGGCAAGACCTTGGCTGAGCTGAAGAAGATGGCTCAGGCCATCAACATCCAAGGCCGCCCAAACTGGGGTGAGGAAGATTACCGACGAGCTATCGTCAATCGCCAGAAGAACAAGGTGGTTGCCAGTGTAGTCAACGATATGACTACCCCCATCCTTCCGGGCTTTGCCCGCATCTCTCTTGCAGAGACGGATCAGAATGGTAACGACACTCCCGTTCAGTGTCTCGTCAACAAGTTCGCAACGATCATCCCGCGTGGTGTGATCGTAGATGTCCCCACGGAGATCGTAGATGGTGCTCTCAATGATTGCACTGATTACATCACCAAGGATGTGACTGATCCACAGACGGGCATCGAGTCGCAGGTTCGTGTTGAGATCAAGTCGATTGCTTTCCGAGAGTACAACCGTAACCCCGGCCCTTCGGTCATTCAGTCGCTTGTCAGTGCAGACCGGATGTCAGTGCGTAACCAGCACCGTGCTCTGTACGGCCGTTGGCCGAACCGTAAGCAAGAGGCTGACTTTGCTACCAAGCTCCGTGAGAAGCTCGGTGATGCTCGCCTTGATGCGTTCATCGAAGCTCAGCGTGAGCGGGAGAAGGAGAAGGCCAAGCTTGAAGTGGAAGCCGCTATGGTTCACATGGACAACGTAGACGCTCCCCGTAAGCCCGGTCGTCCCAAGAAGGTTGAGCTTAGCTCGGAATCTGAAGACTAATAACTAGGAGGACAAAGAGAGGCAATGGCAACCTATATCGAACTCGTAAACAAAACAATCAGAAATGCCGGTGTGGAGTTGGACGAGTTGACTTCAGGTGACTTTGCCTCTCCCTCCGACCCCATGTACGTTCGCTTCAAAGAGTGGGTGGCCGATGCTTGGTTCGATGAGCAACTCTCCCGAAAGGATTGGGAGTTCACTCAGAAGGTCGGTCAGATGGACATTCGTCCTCGTATTCTTATCAAGGACGGTGACCGAGCAACAACCCCTCCGGTGGACTCTGTGTTTGAAGGGGACACCAGCAACTTGGAGATCACGGTCAAGGCCGTGACTCTCCTCTCAGGGTCGTGGTCAGCAGGAACAGCCGAGGCTATCCTTGACCTAGACACCCTTACCTCAAACAACTATGTGTTCGGTGAGACGTTCGATGAGAGTGATCCCACCCCCGCTAACGTAGATGTGTTCAAGATCAAGTGGTACGGTACGTATGACCTCATCACTGATACAACTGAATCCTACGAAGTCAACAAGAGTTCATTCTACATCCTTGACCCGGAGACGGGAGCAGACCGTAGGCGTCTCCGGTGGGTGTCCTACGAAGAGTTCCAAAACCTCGCCAACCAACACGCTGGCTACTTCGGTGTTCCGGTGGCTATCACCGAGACACCTGACGGTACGTATGACCTGTACCCACGTCCCAACAAGCAATACCGGATCACATACACGTACACCACCGTCCCCCAGCTTCTTGATGATGAGACGGATGAACCCGTAGCCCCGGTCGAGTACCACGATGTTATCGTGTGGCGAGCCTTGATGAACTACGCAGACTACGATGAGAAGCCCCAAGTGTTCGCTCGTGCCGAGCGTCGGTACAACCTTTACAAGAACCGGCTTAACGTCAACAAACTTCCTGAATTGAAATGGGGTGCTAACCGATATGACGAGTGTCAATTCTAAGGTCAACCCTCCGGTAGAACTGGAGAACGATGGGATCACCCTTAACTCCGGTCTTGATCTGGTGTCCTCCAATCTCATGGTGGACAAGGGCGCCCTTCGGGATTGTAACAACTTCGAGGTAGTGGATCGACTCGGCTATCAAACGGTAGCCGGGTTTGATCGCTTTGATGGGTCCCTGAGCCCAGACCAAGTTGAGTTCTGGGCTTTCTCGTACACAGGGCTGGGTTCTGCTGATCCCGGTGAGATCATCGCTGACACAGGTATTAGCCCCCAGACACGCTTTGGTGTGTGCGTAGCTACCCGTGTGGTGGGTGGTGTCAACTGGATGATCTATGCCCGGTACAACTCTGACGCTATCGTCCCCTCGGGACGTACACTAATCCCCGTCGTAACGGGATCAGTCCTTTCGTTCACATCTTCTTCCACGGCTGTACGGTACACGGAGTCCCCGGCTCTTACCGCGAACTCTACCGCAGCTACTATCTTCCAAGAATACCAGACTTGGAATGCTGTTCTCCGTAGCCGTGTTGATGCGCTTCCTTCCCAACCTATTGGACTCCACTGGTATCGTGATCGACTGTACGCAGTCACCGATCACCTTGTGCTTGGGTTCAACAGTGGTGGGACGACTGTTATCAAGCCGAACGATATAATCATCACAGCAGACCGCACAACGTTCTGTGCGCGTGTTCTAGAGGTAACCCTAGCCTCGGGTACGTGGGCAGCCGGGACGGCTGTTGGAACGCTTCTGGTGAAGCCTGTGACGTTCTGGAATGGAGTGGAGGACATCTTCAACCCCACCGTCCCGGTGTCAGGTAACTTTGACCTGATCGACATAATCCCGGTGATTGCTGGTACAGTCAACGATCTTCAACTCAATGCGTTCACCGCAAGAGCTTTGACATCCACTGACCCTGTGCCTTCTTTCGCGGGGTTGTGGAGAAACACCGACGAACCCACCCAAGGTGGTTGGGAGAACATCGAGACAGGTTGGAAGCTTTCCTACGAGAACGGGTTCTCCTTTTCCAACGCCTTGCGAGAAGTAGAGCGGAGTGTTGACAACAACTTCCAGTTTGATACTGACGATCAAGAGGGCTTAAGTGCCCTGTGGTTCAACGGCACAGACCTTGCTCCCGAGAACACCGAGATCACTCCAAACGATCCGGGCTGGTTCACCTCAACCGCTGTTGCTACGGACGACGAGACTCTTCGTAGCGAGGACAACGACTATCTGATTGGTGACATTGACTTTGGTGTAAGAGCAGCAGATGGGTTGACCACTCGCATTGCCAACGCACTTGTCAACAATCAACCAGCGTCGGTAGCCCTTCGATTGGCTTCCGTTCCTGTTATCCCTCTTCCGGACACGGGTACTGCTGCGGCTGGTTTCTCATCGGCCCGTAGCCCCATGATGTTCCTTGGGTTGGGTCCGATCTTGGACCTTATTCCCCGAGATGCTCAGATCTCTGGACTGGAGGTTCGTAGCCGAATCAAGGCTGGGTTTGGTTGCCGAGGTTTGATGCCTTCTGCTACTTACGCTACAGTAGCTCTAGCTGAGCAAGCTCTGTTAGACCAAGTAAGCACCTTGTTTGTGTGCTCTGCTCAGTTTGGTAATTATGACACCGAGGCTGGGAAGTTCAGTACACGCGGACAAAAGCGATCCACTACGCTTACTCTTCCGAGTGGACGAGCTTCTTACACATCTACCTCTTCTAGTGGCACTAACCACGACATCCTTCTGACTTACTCGGATGCATCAAAGTCTGATCTGTTGATTGGGTCTTCTACCGATCTGTTTGGTTTGGTGGACTTCGACCGAGAAGACTTCGACAAGAATGAGTTTGGTATGGTGTTGTACGGAGAGAGTCTTTCTAACTCTGTGCCCGGTATTGAAGTTGTTGCCAACTCTGCCGATCCCTTCGGTCTTGTGGGGGCTTGTCGTCTTAGCTTCGATTCTCTCGTGATCCGCATTTACTATGACCAGCCTTCAGCTCGCTACTACGTCAAGGAAGGAACCAAGGTTCTTTCGTTCGATCTGGTTAGTAACACAGTAACATCGGGTCAGCTTCGGGATGGTAACGCCAAGGGCGATCTTCAGGTTGTCAATGTCCAGTCGGTGACGACGGGTTCTGACTTGAAGACGTGTATCCTTGGGGGTGATGAGATTTTCCTCAATGACCCGCTTGGCCCCGACCCCCGTAAGGTTGCTGACGTGGCAGGTACATCCGGTCAAGTTGCTATGTCTCTTAACGGCCTACCGGCCTTGAAGGACATCATCGCCGCTGGCTCTCGTTATCAGTTCATCACAGCTAACTTCTTCGCTCGCGAGGATTGGGATGGGTTCTACGGAGTAAGTGGTGCGGGTAAAGCCTTCTCGTTTGCTGCGTTCGATGCCGATGATGACGGAGACGAGGAACAGTATCTCCAGTTCATCTACACTAACACCGTTGTACCCGACGAGGATAAACCAAGACACATCGAGTTCCACCAGTACCACCTAGCCCTAGGCTACAAGGACGGCACTGTGCGCTTCTCTGTGCCCGGTGAACCCGAGAACTTTGATGGCCTACTAGGTGCTGCTGAGGTGGGCGTAGGAGACCGCGTAACCGGCTTGCTGGCGATGCGTGGTAAAGCCCTTGGTGTGTTCTGTGAGAACTCTATCTACACGATCCTCGGAGATAATGCCGATACGTTCAACGTGGAGACTCTAGCCCCCAAGACCGGAGCGATTGAGTACACGGTAGTGGACATGGGTATCCCGCTGTACTGTGACAACCGTGGTATCTCGACTCTCGAACAAAGCCAGAAGTACGGTAACTTCGTGGGTATCCGTATCAGCCAGAAAGTAAGTCCTTGGATTCTTCCTCGGATGACAAGAGCTGACGACCTGTTCTCGTTGAACAAGGGAGCTGGTGTGGTGTGTGCCGTACCCGTCAGAGCCAAGAACCAATACCGTCTGTTCTTCAGGGACGGTCGTGTGTTGATCTTGACCATGAACGGTGACGGCACCTTGGCATTCACCTACGCCTTGTACTACCTCAACGAAGCTGAGAGTCAGTTCCTTGTGCCTATTGCTCACTCCTCGCAAGTGGATGGTGATGGTCGAGAACGAATTCACTTGGCTCATTACAGCCCCCGGTCTAGTATCTCAAGCGCTAACTCCAAGTTCGTGTACGAGTTTGAACGGGGGTTGGGTTTTGATGGGTCTTGGTTCGATGCGTTCTTTGATACGGCTTTCTCGTACAAAGACCCGTTTCGAGACACAACTGTCAGAAAAGTGCGCGCTGATGGCTTGACTCGCGGTTATGGGCCGTATACAATAACGGTTGGTGCTGATTACGATGAAGACTCGTACTCAACTACCGATGTCAATATCTCCCTTCCGCGTAATCCCGCGGCTACGGTGAGTGACGACCCCAAGCCATCAACCACTATGGCGAATGTAGCCAAGGACGGCCGGTCTCTGTCCTATCGCATCAAGCGAGACGAGACCAAGAAGACACTGGTTCCTCCGACAGTCTTTCAAGTCTTGTTGGTCCAGTTCCAGAATGGAGGTAAGCGGGACGCTTAATAGCTCCCGCTTCACCCCACATCTTAATACACAAGGAGATGCTAATATGGTTGAGTTGGTGAACAACACCAATACCACGACCGGCACAACCAACTGGGGTACTTCCGGTACGTTGGGTAGTCGTGGCTTGTACCAAGGGGTAAGTCCTCCTCGGAACAGCCAAGCTCAAGGGATCTACGGTACTGACAACCGAGCGTACACCCGCAATGTGACGGGAAACGAGTTGGTCCAGAACCGGATGCAAGGCTTGATGAACCGTGGCGGGGCGTACATGCAAAACGCTGCTCAGCGTGGGATGGAAACGGCTAACCGCCGTGGACTTCTCAACAGCTCGATTGCAGCAGGTAGCGCAGAGCGTTCTTCTCTTGAAGCCGCTATGCCTATTGCCCAAGCTGATGCAGCAACCTATGGACGTACTCAGTCCGAGAACATGGGTGCTCTTAATCAAGGCTTGATGCAAGAGCGCGACATCATGAACCAGCAGACGATGGAAGGTCTGCGAGCGGCTAGCTCGGGTCAGAATGCTCAGCTTCAAGCGATGCTTGCTCGTGAAGGGATGCAGCTCGAACTTCAGCGTCAACGTGAGAACCTTGCGTTCTCGGGTGAACAGCAAGGGCTTGATCGATTCCAGCAACAGCAGATGGCTCAGTTTGGTCTGGGTGCTGATCTGACGCGTGGACAACAGCAGTACGGGTTCCAGCGTGGATTGAACGAACAAGGGTTTGGGTTCGATCTCGGTCGAATGGGTGCTCAGGATTACTACAACAGCCAAGAAGGCCAACGAGATGTTCTCAACCAACTCACGATGGCTGAGTACGGTATGGGTCTACAAGCGATGGGTAACTTCTATAACCGGATGGGCGATGAATTCTGGGATAACCCCGGCACCATGAATGACCCCTACGTCCAACAGGCTATCATGAACTTTGGACAAAGCTTCCGTCCCAACTTCATGAGCTTGTTCAATTCTATTTACGGCGGAGGTTAATACGCTATGGTCTGGACTGCGATTATTGGAGCTGCTGTCAGTGCTTACTCAGCGCGAAGAGCCTCCAAGGGTGCAAAGGAGCAAAGCCAATTCGAGGCAATGATTAGTAAAGAGGCTGTGCCTCTTTCTGGGTTTGAGGCTCGTCGGACTGCTGAATATGAGAACGCTCTTATGGAACGGTCTGTCCAGCGGGAACGAGAACGGAGGGCCAACGCCTTCCGGGGGTTAGCGCGACAACAGGGATTGGCGCCACAGGGTTATCAGTTCCAGAACACGATAGATGTCCCTGAACTACCGGACAACCCAGTACCCAATGACGAGGTGTACCAGCGCGTGTCAGGGCTTGGTCCACAGCCCCCTTCAAATCAACCGAGGGGAGGTTAAGCCATGTTGAGCAAAGCTCCACAGAACAACACCAAGATGGGTAAAGAAGACTCTATGCCGTCTGAGATGAAGGCTGACAGGAAGATTGCTGCATCTATGCTTACCAATGCCTTCTTGTCTGAAGAAGGGGAGCAGTCGGTAGTGACTGCCCTTTCCAGCCCAGAACCCGAGAAGGCACTGGCGATGGTTATTGCTCAGATCATGGAGATGGCCTTGACCGAATCCATGAACACCGATACGCCCATGATCCCCGAGGTTTGGTTGATGGAAGATGGGGCTATTGATGAGGCTGAGGACGACATTGAGAAAGTAGCCGAGGCAAACGGTATCGCTCTTCCTGATGGGTTCATCGAAGGGGTTATTGATAACGTAGCCGTTCTTCTCCAGAAGCGTGGGGAGGAAGGCGCTGCTATGGAACAACAGCCGGGACCGCCCCAAGGCGGACCAGCCCCTACGATGGGAGGTATGCCTGATGGGATGGGGTGATGCGTGGGCTGGCCTTAGCCAGCAAGCGTTCGCTGCTACGATCAACTCGCTCGAAGAGCGGGAGCAGCGGAAGTACCAAGATAAACGTGACCAGATTGCACGAAAGGCAGCAGACTCGCAAGAGCGGAGCCGGCGAGAATACGAAGAAAAGATGTTCAACAAGCGCGCTGCGCTGGATGCTCAGGCTCGCCAAGAAGACTTCAAAATGCGCAAGGGTCTTGCTATGCAAGAGCAGTCCTTCCGTGCTCAAGAGTCTGCGGCTGATCGTGCTCTCCGTGAGCAGCAGATGGAACAGACGGCAGCTTACAACCAAGGTATGCTTGGTATCCAGCAACAAGGCCTTGGCCTCCGACAGAAGGAAATCGAGGCCAGCACAAAGGCAAGTAAGATGGGTTCTGCTGCTGGTGGTGTATCTGCTAACCGTGTGGATACCGCTCTGATGCAAGAGTACAGCCTGATCTCTGAGGCCGGTGACAGCGAGGCCAAGGCAGCAGCAGCGGCTATCTACGGCTCTGGCCTCCCGCTTGACCAGAAACTCGCTCGCCTGCGAGCACTTCGAGGGCGACTGGACACACCTACCGATATGGAGATGATCCGATAAATGGCAACGAACAAGTACAGTGATCTTCTAGAGGGGCTTAACACCAATCGACCGCAGGGGTCTGGTGGTCGCTACGACGACCTGTACTTGGACCTTCTTCCGGAAGAGGAACGTAAGCGCCGAGAGTACCGTTTTCAGTACGCTGATCCGGCTAATGTTGGTCCTGCGTTTGAACCTACTGGTTTGACTGACATTGCTGGTCAGAGCCTTGGCAGTGCAATCGAAGCCGCCCCTAGCGGTATCGCTGCTGCTGGACAAGCTGGTGTTGCCAACGCCCTTGAAGAAGGTCGTGATCGTAGCTGGTTTGACATCGAGCCGTCGCTGCTTGCTCGTGCTGTGCCCGGAGGTGGCTCTGTTGTAGAGACTGCACAAAACATCGTTGGAAACATCGCGGGGCGTCTGACCACTCCTGAGACGGATGCAGCCCTTCGTGCTCGTTCTGCTGAGAACCTCCAAGAGACATTGGCTATCCGTCTGCGCAATGCGGAGGAAGCCCAACGCCTTCGACAACAGTACGTCGCTGAAGGCGGGTCTGGAGTAGCAGCAGACATTGCTGGCGCTCTTGGTGGGTCTGCTACAAGCATCGCGCCTATGGCGGGTGCTTTGGCTGTCGGTGCTGTCAGCAGAAACCCTCTTGCTGCTCTTGCTACCCAGAGGGGTTTGGCTGTTCTTCCCGCTGCTCAAGCCTACGCTGATGCTTACGCGGAGTTCAAGGGTCAGTACCCCGAAGCACCTGACAGCGAGGCCCAGCGTTATGCAGCCTCTATGGCTGGCGTGGAGTATGGTATCGAAGCCTTTGTTCCTGCCGGTGGTAATCTAGCGGGGACTGGTATTCGTCAGGTGGCTGGTACGATTGCACGTCGTACCGCTACTGAGGCCGGCACTGAAGGTGTGACCGAAGCAGTGGGCCAAGGCGTCCAGCTTGGTCTTGCACCTGAGCTTGCACCGAAGACTCTTGAAGAGGCTGCGTACAACGTCGGTATTGCTGCTGCCACTGGCGGTATCGGTGGCGGTGCGGTGTCCGTCCCTACCACTGTTATTGAACGAACCAACCTCACCCGCGCACAGCGCGTGGAACAACAACGCCTAGCACAAATCGCTGCTGCGGATGAAACTGGTAAGGTTGCGGAAGGTGCAGCTGTTGTGGCTCAGGCTGAAGAAAGTGCTCGGAAAGGTACTGTGACCGAAAGCCCTCTTGGACCTGTTCGTCAAGAACCTATTGGCCCTTCTTCTCCGTTCCTTCCTCGTGCCGAGGGTGTTGATCTAGAGACACCTCGCGCCGAGGCTTCTACTCTACTTACGCCTGCTGAAGAGAATATCGGCCTGCCCCGTGGACCTGTGTCAGTGCTACCGGGTCAAGAGCCTTCAGCTGCTCTTGGACTGGATACTCCTCGCGGAGAGGCAACACCTCTTACCGAGAACCCGGTACAACAAGCCCGTGTGCAAGAACTGACCCAAGAGCGAGATGCTCTATTCCAGAAGGGTGCTCCTCTGACCCGCAAGGAGAAGTCTCGGGTCAAGACTATTAGCAAAGAGTTGAATACCATTGCCACCGAGCAAGCTTCTTTTGCTCAGCGAGCGTCAGTGGACCAGTTGGCTCGTACGGCTCTTCCCGGCTCCGTAGAGCCCATTCTCACTACACCCGCACCTACCCCCTTGCCCACTACCCGCGCCTCGCGCGTGGAGGCTGCTAGGCCCCCTGCCCAGCCTACTATGGAGTTTGTCACTGAAAAGGGTTCGAGGTACTCTGTCCAAGAAGATGGTACTACTATTCGAGACAAGGCCGCACGAAAGGACGTGGGACACGAAGGAGACTCGGGTATCAAACCCCGCTCATCCAAGACAGTTTATGCTGACGTTCCGACCAGTGCGCTTTCCGCAGCCGGTTTGAGTGGCCTCGGGGAGAAAGGTGCTCGTGTGGTGATCCAAGGGGATACTGCAACTCTCCTTACTTGGAATGAAAAAGAAGGTCGTTGGGGGTCTTCTCCCACAGGCCGTGACATTCCTATCTCCACCACACCCAAGGTCGGTAGTTACCCGCTTGAGTTGTGGAAACCAGCCGACGATGTAGGCGGTCTTGAAGCGTACCGTGGAATGCACGCGGGGAACAAGATTGTAGAAATCAAACCGCGTGAGGCCACTGCTCCCATCGTCCGAGAAGATGTCATTGACCTTGAGACGGGACGAGTTACGGGTGAACAGACGGCGGAGGTTGGTGTTCCGGTTAACGATACTCAGCGTCAAGAGTTGGAGAACTTCTTCAACGACGTAAAGGCCAACCGCTCGGTCAACCTTCCGTCTGACCAGCAAGCGGCGTTCGCTCGTATCATGAACGTACAAGTTCCTCCGCAACAGCGTAAAGCCACTCCTCTTCGTCAAGCACTCTCTCGTGCTACTACGGCTTGGGATGCCTTGGCTGGAGTGAAGGCTGCTGTGCGTATGGGCGCTGATCCCAAGATTGAGCGGTACGACCGCTTGATTGATTCGCTTGCCACCGAGGACATGAAGAACGTCGGGTTCACCCTTCTCCAGCCGGAGACGGAACCTCGTACTCCTTTCCAGCAAGCCTTGAAGAATGACCCCAAGGAACTACAGACAAAGGGTCTTCACGAGGTTGACCCGGCTACGGGCCGGGATGAAGTCACCATCGTGGGTGATGGTTACGCTCGTCGGGATGGTACGGCTACGGTCGAGACTACTCTCCACGAGATTGTCCACGCCAAGGGTGCTGCTGCTATCCGAGCTGTGAAAGAGGGTCGTGAAACTGATGCGGGTGTTATTCAAGCAGTCAAAGACCTTAACGCAGTTCGTATTAAGCTCAGGCAGTCTATCCCCAAGGATGGTCTGACTCCGGACGAGAAGAGTGCGGTGGAGTACGCTACGACGAACGTCGATGAGTTCCACGCTAACGCGATGACCAACCCCCTTGTCCAGAGTGCCCTCAAGAAAGAGAACCTGTGGGACAGAGTACGTTCTACTATTCGTGCTTTGCTCCGTATCCCCCGTAGCCAGAAGAGCCTTCTCGATGAAGTGCTCGATGCTTCGTATGCACTTACTGATGCGATTAACAAGCGGGAAGGAAAGGCACCGGAGGTGCGTGGTGATGGGGAAGCTCGTAGGGCTACCACACCCACTCGCTCCACTCGTGTAGCCGATGCTCGCACTCAGTTCCTCGGTAAAGGTACGCAAGTCGAACCTACCACAGACATTGGACGAAGGATTCAACGGTTTCGTGACTCTGTGCAAGAACGCTTCTTTACCAACGCAGTGGGTCGTTTCATTGGGAACGCTAGTCGAAAGATTGACGTGCTGTTCTCGGCCAACAAGCTGGGTACGAAGGAGACCACTGAAGCCTTCTCCAAGGCTCAAGGCGCTATCCAACGTGCTCACGCACAAATGCAAGCGATTGGTCGTGCGATGGACAAGCAACTCGGTTCTGTTGAGTTGCAATCGGGTACTGGTAAGTCCTTGCTTGCTACGCAATACCTCGCAGAAAGGGACGCCACCAAACAAAGTGAGATCGCGAAGAAGATCAAGAACGGTGAGCTGATAAAGACTCTCGATAAAGCACGAGCTGAGATGGATCGTTTGTCCACGGAAGTGGGTAGGCATCTTGTCGAGGCTTACGCTGGAAGGACGATGCCGGAGAGTGTGCTTGATCTCCTCAAGACAATCAAGGAGCGCATGGGGTCTTACCTCACTCGCGCGTACATGGTTGACATCGTTGAGGGTGATGCTACGGAAACGTACAACGCCTACAAGCGTGGTGATCCAGTTGCAGTAGCTCGTATTCAGCCGTTGGTGAATCGTATCGGTGGTACGCTGGCTGGCTTGAACTCTTGGGTGGAGAATGCCCGTCAAGAGGCCAAAGTGTTGAGTGATCCTCGGGTTCAGTTCGAGGCAAGTGACACTGTGTTCGGCCGAGAGGTTCGTCAACGGTATTCGGACTTCCTTGGTAATCCCGGTAGCAAGACTATCAAAGAGATGTTCGATGAGCTTGATGCCTTTGCCAAGAAGATTCCCGAGAGTGAGTACGCCAAGGAAGTGGATCGTACAGTCCAGAAGCTGATCGGTGTGTTCGATGACAGTACCAAGAACGATGCTCTTGTGCAATTTGCTCGGGCTATGCGTTCGGATGATCGGACTTTGAGACGTCGTGATCGAGTCCCTGCTGACTTGCGTCTTGCTTGGGGTGAGATCATCAACCCCATCCTTTCGTTTAACCTCACGGCTGAAAGGACAGCAGCAGCATACGCTAACCTGAAGTCGTCCAACTACCTGTTTGACAACGCACCCAATCTGTTCTCGGAAAGGGAAGACCCACAGACTAAGCGTCTCAACCGTATCCCCAACAACCCCACCGTGTACGGTAAGTTGGCTGGGATGTATACGATCCCCGAGGTTCACGATGCTGTGGTAGCTCAGACAACCACGCTTGCTCCGGGTGGTGCTGGTAACGACATCACGGGTATGGTGGGTAATGCTGTTGCCGGGGCTTTGAGGAAGGCACAGCCTGTGCTTGGTTTCAATAAGCTCACTCAGATCGCGATGAATGGCTTCAACAGTGTCTTGTTGAACTCCACCAACCTCCTTTACATGCCGCTTGCCAACGGTAACACAAACATCACCACGCTGCCGAGGGCTATGAAAGCCATCCAAGCAAGTGTGTTTACAGCGTACCGAAGCAAGAACATCAACGAGGATTTCATCGAGCTGTTGGATCAAGGTGTTATCGATCCGGTACAATTGCAGACTGATGAAGAGGTGCGTAACCGTACCCGTGCAGCCCGCGCCTTTGAACGAGGGCAGGTTGTCCAAGGCACAGTGAGAGACGCTGTTCGGAAAGGTATTACCGACCCGGTGAACTCTCTCCGAGAGGTGGTGAATTTCCTTGAGCTTGTACCGAAGGCTTGGAACTACTTCTCAGCCAAGGAAGAGTTGAGGGCGATCTACCCAGACCTGAGCGAGCAGCAACTCCGTGACATGGCAGCAGAACAAACCAACCGACTCAACCCCACGTACACACGCACACGTAACATCGTGCGAGGGATGGAAGTCACTCAGATGTCTTACACCGCTAACTACATGGAGCAGATTGCTTCTAACGGTGCAAGATCTATCAACCTTGGTATTGTTCAAACCAAGAACGGATTGAAGACTGGTAACCCCCGTCTGGCTATTGCTGGGTTGAAGAAGCTCTTGGGTAACGTGACAGCTCTCGGGTTGTCCTACGGACTCCCGGCTACCGTGCTCGGTATCTTGGGTATCTCTCCCGAGGAAGAAGACGAGACCATTGCAGACAACCTCCCGTTCAACGAACGTGGTATGCAACCTGTCATCTTGGGTGTCAACGGGGATCGGGTTGTGTATACCGACGCTGGACGAGTCAACCCCGGAGACACACTCCACGCTCCGATGCGAGCCATCATCTCTGCTATCGCCAATGTATCGAGCGGTAACATGGACGAGGCAGAGCGGGATTTCAACGGGGCCATGACTAACCTTCAAGGTCAGTTCGCGGGTGGTGCTCCTCTAGGCCAGATGATGCTTCGTCTGTTCACGGATAAGCGCACTGGTCGTCAGCTTGAGGAGGATGCTCCGGAGTTCTACTCACTGGTTGCGGACAAGGCTGGTGTGTTTGCTGCTGACGCTACGAACGTAGCTTACGCTGGTGGATTCCCTGCCCAGTTCAAAGGCATCCTTCGTTCTGATGTCCGTCAAGACAAGCAAGGTGATGAGTTCGAGTGGAACTTGATTGAAACCTTGATGGCGGTGAGAGCACCTGTGCGAGAAGTCTCCCTTGGGGAGTCGGTGAAGTTCGAGGCTTTGAACTACCGCAATGCTCGGCGTGATCCTTCGGATGACCTGAAGCGAATCATGCTTCTTCCATCTGAGGAAAGGGCTGGGGAAGATCGTCTCCGAGAGGAGGTGGTGAGGTTGATCGAAGCACAGCAAAAGCCTTACGAAGAAATGATGCGGTCAGTAACGGCACTGAGGGCTGTGGGTCAACGTCAAGGGATGTCCGCTAAGGATACCGAGACAATGATCCGGGGTGCTTTGAAAGACGCAACCTTAGCAAAGGACGAGATAGATCAAGTCGTTGCTGGTGCTCCGTTCCGTCCACGTCCACTCTCGCAGCAGTTTGCAGTCAACGACATCAAGAACCGCGTCAACCGAGAGGGAGTGCGCCAAGAGAAGGTTCGTCTGGAAACTCTGTTCAACCAACGTCTTGAAACAGTTCGCCGATTGATGGACGAAGAGATTGCCAAGTTCGACTAACAACACACCACGAGGAGTAAGACTAGAATGATCGGCGGTAACTTCAGCAAACCGAACACGGGAGGGGCGGCTCCGGCCCCCCTCCCCCAAGGGGGCGTACAAAACCAACAGCTCCAACAGCGAGCACAAGGGAACGTCCCGTTCCAAGGGAGGTACAACGGCAACCCACGGGGAGCAGCTAACATGCCCCGCAACAACAACCCCTTTGGGTTCCAAGGTCAGGGTATGGCTCCCGCTTGGTCCCAGCAAAATAACCTTGGGCGTTATCGTCCCCCGACGATGAATGGTATGGGTGGTTACAACTCGAACCAATGGAATGACATGGGTGGGATGGATTACAACCTACCGGGTTCGTACGGCAGTCCGCTGGGTCAAGGCCAGTTCGCCCCTATGCCGCAGATGTTCCAGCAGTATCTCCAGCAGATGGGTCAGTTTGGCGGAGGGATGGGATTCCCCGGCCAACGTGGCAGTATGAACAACCAGTTCTACGGTGGGATGGTTAACGATTTCTTTGGTAATCAACAGCCGAGATTTGGCGGTGGACAAACTCCCAGCTATGATGAGTGGAGGGGCGGTTTAATGACCGATATGATGATGCGTTCTCCTGAAGAAGACGCCGCAAGAGAACAGGGTTTCCGAGACCGATATAACGAAGAGTTTGGACAACAAGGCAGCTATGAGGACTATCGTAACAATTGGCAACGCAGTAACAGATTCGCAAATGGACAGTTTGGCACGCTGGAAGTTCGCCCCGGTGAGGACATCCCGCTCTCAGAAGAGGAATGGAGAGCGAGCCAAGGCGGCGGAGCACCAGCCGGTAAAGACGGCACCCCTCTTCGTGATCCTCACCAAGCGGGTAGTGTAGGGACCGATCCTCTTTCGTTCCTCCGTAATCAAACGATGATTAACAACGGAATGGCTCCTTCGTTCAATCAACGCAGGCGCGGGTTCAATCGGAATGCGGAGACGGCTCCTCAACCGATGGAGCCCATGCCAGCTTACGATCGCCCTGAGAACATGAACTACAACATGGCTGCCCTTCGTCAAATGATGGGTGGTGGTTGAGACATGTTGTTCCCCGCTTCGCTTAAGTAAACACCTAAACTAAAGGAGAGAAACAAGGATGTCCAATTACGATCAAATCTTCCCGGAGCCGGCACGAGGGACTCGCCCTGTCCCCATCTTGCTGGTCGATCCGGCAACTGGTGAGGCTTACGCAGCAGGCGGCGGCGGGGGTGGGGGTGGAGACGCTTCTGCTGCTAACCAAGTCACGGGTAACAACACTCTTGCAACAATCAACACCAAGACTCCAGCATTGGGTCAGACTACAGCGTCTGGTTCTTCTCCGGTGGTCATCGCCTCGGATCAGTCAGTTATTCCAGTCAATCAGGCGGGTGTGTCGGCCAGCGGACCTATCACTGCCCTCAACGGAGCCGTACCTCTTGCTCTTAACGGAGCAACAGGTTTTGCTGTGGACTTGCGTGGTACGTTCACTGCCACGGTCACGTTCCAAGGCACGATTAACGGGACGGATTGGTTTACGGTAGCGGTCCTTCCGGCAGGTGGTAGCGTCAACGTCGCTTCTGTGACGACTGCTACCGCTGCTGGTGCTTGGGTTGGACATGCATCCGGGTTCGCTCAAGTACGCGCTATTGCCACGGCGTTCACATCGGGCACGATCAACGTCACCGTACGCGCTATGCAAGCTGCGGGTATTGTGGCAATGATCCCCACAGGTGCTACAACTCAAACAGTCTCGGGTACAGTCACTGCCAACCAAGGTACGATGGTTGCTCTCCCTGCCGGTGTCAACGCCATCGGCGATGTGGGTATCCAATACCGAGGTAACGCCACGGGTGCTGGTACGGGTACAAACTTCGTGGCCGCTGGCTCCACTAACGCTGCTGTGCTCAAGGCTTCAGCGGGCCGTCTTCTTGGGTTTGTGTTGACCAACAACGCGACAGCAGTTCGATACGTCAAGTTCCACAACAGCGCCACTACTCCTACCGCTGGTACGGGTGTGGTTCAAACCTATGGTATTCCTCCCAACGGAGGTACTATCACACTGTCTGTGCCGGGCGGTATTGGTTTCGGTACAGGTATTGCTTACACAACCGTTACCGGCGCAGCAGCCGCTGACGCTACAGCCGTAACCGCAAACGATATTGTTGGCACCTTTCACTGGGCTTAATAAGGAGAT